ATGACGATGCCCACCCCGTTCGAGCCGGACGAGTTCGACCGGATCACCGCGCAGCTGCCGCACCTGTCGGCGTGGCAGGCCGCCTGGAACGAGGCCGCCGAGGAGCTGGCCGACACGTCGATCGTCGAGATCTACCCGGAGGACATCGGCCGGCTCGCTTTCGAGCTGCTGCCCGAGCACGAGCGCGACGAAGCACTGGGTGCTCTCTTCTACTGCTGGTGGGCCGCCATGCAGAACGACCGCGAACAGCTCGCGCACGCCGAGGGCGGTGACCAGTAATGTCCCGTGATCTTGAGAGCCGCGTCCTTGTCCGCGAAGACGAGGCGACCCTGCACATCCAGCAGCAGAACGAGCTGCAGTGCATCCGCAAGGCCGCCTGGTATGGGCAGCCGGTCGATGAGACGTGCGCCACCTGGGTGGACCGGCATGCCGACGAGATTGACCGACGACACGCGAAGATGCCGCTTCCCGCGCACCTGGCAGCCGCCCAGGAGGCTCGCCGTCGTGCCGGAGACATGTTCGGGCAAGTGTGGTCGGAGCTTGAGACAGGCTACGACCCGCGCGAGGTAGCCCGCAGCCTGTCGCCGTGGCGGCCGGTGCAGGAGGTGGGCTGTGACTGACGTGACCCCCCGCATCCCGACGGTCGCCGTTTTCCTCGCTGCCCTGTCCGGTGGCGACTGCGACGAGGGCCGGCTGGCGGAGCAGCAGCACCTCCTCGACACCACGGACGCGGCGTTCGCCGCCCTCGCCATCGACCACCCCGACCGCTGCCACACCGCCGCCGACTACCCCACCTGGACCGCAGGAGGAGCCGCATGAGCGCCTGGATCATCGGCGGTGTCGCCGTGCAGTTGGCTGACGCCGCTTACACCGTCCACAAGATCCGTGAGCACGACGTGACCGTGCTCCGCATCGGTGCACTCGCCTTGCATATCGGGCCCCAAACGCCCGCTGCTGGCCTGCGAGCCCTGGCTGGCGAGCTGCAGCAGCTCGCCGACGATCGCGACGTTGCCGAGCGGGGTGGTTCCCGGTGACGCTCGACTCCCTGCACCTGGCGGCGCTGCCTGTCGCCGACCGCATCCAGCTCGAACTCGCCGACGTCGACGCGACGTTCCACCGCGTGCACGGCCCGGACGACTCGTGGCTCGCGGGCACGTGGGACGCCTACGACGCCGCCATCAACGACGTGTGGACCCACTACCGGCAGGAGGCGGCGTGAGCGACGAGACGATCCGCGAGTGCGGCCACTGGGACGGCACCGGTCGCCGGCTGTGCCGGGACGTCGACGAGGTCCGGCTGTACACGATCGGGCTGCGCTGCCCCCGCCACACACCCGCCGCCCTCAACCACCGGCCCGAACCCACGCCGGGCCCCGGCTGGCCCGCACACCGCAAGGAGGCGGCGTGACCAGGACCGTGGTTGAGCAGTACGCCGTCACCCTCCTCCTCTGCTACGCGCTCGCCGCCGAACTCGGCCGCCTCAAACAACTCGTCGACCAACCGCTGGAAGGAGGTGCCGCCTGATGTCCGCGCAGTCCAGCATCGAGTGGACCGACGCCACCTGGAACCCCGTCACGGGCTGCACGAAGGTCAGCCCCGGCTGCGACAACTGCTACGCCGAGACGTTCGCCGAGCGGTGGCGCGGCACCCCCGGGCACCACTTCGAGACCGGCTTCGACGTCACGCTGCGGCCGAACGCGCTGACGATGCCGCTGCGCTGGCGCAAGCCCCGCCGCGTCTTCGTCAACAGCATGTCCGACCTGTTCCACAAGGACATCCCGGACGAGTACATCGCGAAGGTCTTCGCGGTGATGGCGCTGACGCCGCAGCACACGTACCAGATCCTCACCAAGCGGCACGGGCGGATGCGGTCGCTCCTCAACGACCGCGCCTTCATCGTCGCCGTCCACACCGAGACCTACCTCCTGGACCGGAACGCCGCCCTCGGCAAGGACCAGCAGTGGCCGCTCCGGAACGTGTGGCTGGGCGTGAGCGTCGAGGACCAGAAGCACGCCGACCTTCGCATCCCCGCGCTGCTGGAAACCCCGGCCGCCGTGCGGTTCCTGTCCTGCGAGCCGCTGCTCGGCCCGGTCGACCTGAAGCAGGCCGTCATCCCGATGGGCAGTGAGCGGGGCCACGGCCTCACCGCCTCGTATGTCCACGCCGGCGGATGCTGCCGGAAGTTCCACGGCATCGACTGGGTCATCGTCGGCGGCGAGTCCGGTACCGGCGCCCGGCCGATGCACCCACAGTGGGCCCGCGACCTGCGCGACCAGTGCGTGACGGCCGGGGTGCCGTTCTTTTTCAAGCAGTGGGGCGCATGGGGCCCGCTCCAGCACCCATTCGACTACGTCACCGACGACGACCGCTGCCAGGTCGTCAGCTCTGGCGGAAACCTCGCTGGCCGTCCCTGGCTCGGATGGAAACGCCAGCACGGCCACGAGCAGTCCGAAGTGATGCGCCGCTACGGCAAGAAGGCCGCCGGGCGCGTCCTCGACGGCCGCACCTGGGACGAGTTCCCCGCCACCACCGAGGTCGACGACACCCCCAAGGAGGGGCAGTGACCGACTCCCCGCACGCCTCCTACATCGAGGCCGTTGCCAACGCCTTCACCCGCGCCAACATGGAGCCCACCTTCTGGGAGCCCCTCGACAGTGACGCACCTGAAGGCGTGATCCACTTCGGCTCCGACCATCCGGCCATTGACACGTACAGCTCCTGGCCGGGCGGTGTCGAGCTGGTCTGGGACGTCGGCGGCTGGCAGGTGGTCGACGTCGACGACCGGTCCGGCATGGAGATCCGCTCCGATTCCTACATCGACCCCGACGCGCTCGTCACCCTCGTCCGTCCCCTCCTCGTCGACGGCGACCCGATGCCGCGCGAGTGGGACACCTCTCGATGGGAGCACGCCGACACCGTCGAGAAGGCCGTCAACGCCTCACTGCACGACGGCGCCTGATTCGTCCCGCGCCGGCGGATGACCAAGGGCCCCCGGCGCGGGCCACCAACCCCCCCCACAGGGACACCGCATGGGCGGTGCCCCCAACCCAGCACACCCGAAAGGAGGCGACATGACCACCGTCGACCACCCCTACGCGGCCCCGGACGGCGTCCTCATCGGGCATCTCACCCCCGGCACCGCCGCGTGGGAAGAAGCCCGCACCGGGCTGACCGTGACCGCAACCGAGATCGCCGCGATCCTCGGCCTGTCCCCGTGGCAGTCCCGCTTCAGCCTGTGGCACAAGAAGGCCGGACTGCCCACCGCCCCGTTCGAGATGACCCCCGCCGTCGAGTGGGGCAACCGCCTCGAAGACGCCGTCGCCCAGAAGTGGGAAGACGAACACCCGGGCTACCTGGCGGCCCCCGCCGGCACGTGGCAGCACCGCGACCGCGAGTGGCAGCGCGCCACCCCCGACCGGCTCATCTACCCCCAACCGAACGACCCGTTCGTCGTTCCCCACGAGGCCGTCGGCCTCGGCGAGGTGAAGACGTCCCCGACCGCGGACGGCTGGGGGCCCTCCGGGTCGGACGAGGTGCCCATCTACTACCGCTGCCAGGTCATGTGGCAGATGGACACCCTCGGCCTTCCCTGGACCGACCTGGCGGTCCTCATCGGCGGCTGCGACTACCGCGAATACCGCATCGACTACGACGCCACCGACGCGCAGGTCATGCGGGACGCCGCCGAACGGTTCCTCGACGACGTGCGCAACGGGGTGCGGCCCGGCATCGACGACTCCACCGCCACCTACCAGACCATCCGCGTCCAGCCCGACGGCCGCGACGACGTCGACGTCGAGATCCCCGCCGACCTCGCCGACCGCTACCTGGCCGCCGTCCGCGACGAGAAGACCGCCGAAGCCCGCAAGCGGCAGGCCGCCGCCGAAGTCCTCGACCGCATCGGCACCGGCTACCGGGCCATCACCCCCGACGGGCGCCGCATCGCCTACCGCACCGTCCGCGACGGCCACACCCACAGCCTCACCCCCTACCAACAGAAAGACGCAGCATGAGCAGCCAGATCAGCAACGCCATCGCCACACGCGACAACGGACCCACCGCGCAGCTCAAGCAGTACCGGGACGAGTACGCCGCCCTCGTCCCCTCCCACATCAACCTCGACCAGTGGATCCGCCTCGCCACCGGCGCTCTCCGCGGCGACGAAAAGCTCATGGAGGCAGCCCAGAACGACGTCGGCGTCTACCTCCGCGAAATGAAAACCGCCGCCCGCCTCGGCCTCGAACCGGGCACCGAGCAGTTCTACCTGACGCCCCGCAAATCCAAGGCCCACGATGGACGCCCCATCATCAAGGGCATCGTCGGCTACCAGGGAATCATCGAGCTGATCTACCGGGCCGGCGCCGTCTCCTCCGTCGTTGTCGAAGCCGTCCGCCGGGCCGACACCTTCCACTACGTACCTGGCCGCGACGAGCGCCCCATCCACGAGATCGACTGGTTCAACGATGACCGCGGCCCCCTCGTCGGCGTGTACGCCTACGCCGTCATGAAGGACGGAGCCACCTCCAAGGTCGTCGTCCTGAACAAGCGGCAGGTCATGGAGGCCAAGGCCAAGTCCGACAGCCGGAACTCGCAGTACTCGCCGTGGCAGACCAACGAGGAAGCCATGTGGCTCAAGACTGCGGTACGGCGCCTGGCGAAGTGGGTGCCGACCTCCGCCGAGTACATGCGCGAGCAGCTCCGCGCTGCGAAGGAAGTCGCAGCCGAGCCCACCCCGGACGCGCCATCCCTGCCGCCCGTGCAGGCTGCCCCACTCGACGACGTCGACCCCGACACCGGCGAAGTCCTTGAAGGCGAACTGCTCGACGAGCCCTCCACCACCTGACCCACCCCCAGCGGGCCGCCCGCGCCCGAACCGCGGGCGGCCCCCACCAAGGAGACCACGATGACCGCACAGCTTCAGCTCGATGTCGTCGTCCCGGGCACCGTGAACCCGGCGGCGGGGGAGCGGGCCAAGACCGCCGGCATGACGTCGGCGGCCCAGGCCACCGCGCCCACGTGGGCCGACGCCTGCGACGCCGCGATACGCCTCATGGCGCGCCGCCGCGTCCCGTTCCAGGCGGCCGATCTCATCGCGGAGGGCCTCGTCGACGAGCCCGACCACCCCTCCCAGTGGGGTCCCCGCTTCGCCGCCAACGCGCGCCGCGGCGTCATCCGCCTCCACAGCTACGGCCCCTCCAAACGCACCACCGTCCACAAATCCATCTGCAAAACGTGGATCGGCACCGCATAGACCCAGAAAGGAGAACCCGACATGGCCACGAAGACCGAATTCGCCAGCCAGCTCACAACCCCCACCCCGTGCCGGCGGCGTCCCGAGCTGTTCCACACCCCTGACGACGGGCCCGGCCAGCGCGGCACCCCAGCAGCTGACCGTATCGAGGCCGCGAAACTTCACTGCCTCGAATGCCCCCTCATGATCGCGTGCCGTGACTGGGCCCGCGCCAACCACGAGACGGGCATCTGGGGTGGCGAAGACGACGACGAGCGCGCCGCCGCGGGGTACATGCCGCAGCTCCACTCGGTCACCTTCCGGCCGCCGTGCGGCACCGAGAGGGGCGCCACCTGGCACCGCCGTCACGGCGAGCGAATCTGCGAACCGTGCCGCGAGGCAGCCCTCTTCGCGCACCGTGAACGCGCCCGGCGCCACATGACGTGGCCCCCCAACCTCAACGAGCGCGAGATGAACGTCCTCCAGGGCATCGCCGCCGGACGTGACCGCGGCCTCATCGCCGCCCAGCTCGGCATGAAGCGCAAGCTCGTCGACCGGTACGTCTCCACCATCGCCAAGAAGCTCCGCACGAAGACCACGGACGTGGTTCCCGTGGCTCGCGGGCTCGGCGTCATCACCGAGGAGCACGCCGTACACACCCCCACCCTTAGCCCCACCCGCACCGCCGCATAGCAGCAACCGCCACAAGCCGAAGGACGTTCCCGATGGCCGAGAAGGACAAGCGCACCTATGTGAGGGTGCACGACGGGCTGCCGGACCACCCGAAGATCATCGAAGCGGGAGGGGAAGCCGGCTGGCTCTACATCTGCGGGCTCGCCTACTCCTCCCGTCAGCTGACCGACGGCGTGATTCCGAAGCGTCTCGTCCCTCGCCTGACGGACGGAAGCAACCCCGAAGCAAGTGCTTCAGCGTTGCTGCGCGTCGGCTTGTGGCACGACGGCGAACACGACTGCCCGCGGTGCCCCCAAGCAGCCCCCGACACCTACGTCATCCACGACTACACCGAACACCAGCGTTCCGCTTCCGAAGTCGCAGACCTTCGCGCAAAGCGCGCAGCCGCAGGTCGCAGGGGCGGCAAGCGGTCCGGCGAAGCCCGCCGCGCCGCTTCCGCCGCCGAAGCAAACGACGAAGCAAGTGCTTCGCATTTGGTGAAGCAAAACCGAAGCAAAACCGAAGCAGAGACAGAGACAGAGACAGAGGTAAAAGAAAAGAACAGTCGAACTCCTGCGGAGCCCGACACACCACCCCGCCACGACGTCGAACGCGTCTGCAAGCACCTCGCCACAGCCATCGAAGCCGGCGGCAGCCGACGCCCCACCGTCACCAAGAAGTGGCGCAACGACACCCGGCTCCTGCTCGACAAAGACGGGATCACCCCCGACCAGGCCATCGCCGCCATCGACTGGGCCCACGCCAACGACTTCTGGCAGGCGCACATCCTCAGCCCCGCCAAGCTCCGCGCCAAGTACGAAACCCTCCGCCGCCAGGCGATGACCGAGCGGCGCAAGAAGCAGCCCACCGGGCCCCAGCCCGCCAAGAACATCGACAACATGACCGAGGAGGAGTTGCAGAATGCTCTCCGTTTCGGGTGACGAACCCACCCCCCAGCAGATGTGGATCGACGAACGCCGCCGCCACGCCTTGGCCCGCTTCGACGACCGCATCCCCGCCCTCTACCGCGAGACCATCGACCTGCCGCAAGCCGCCGCCGACTGGGCCGACGGCACCCCCGGCGCCCCCGCCAGCCTGTTCCTCACCGGCAACATCGGCGTCGGCAAGACCCACACCGCCTGGCACACCGCCCGCCGCTGGCTCGACCGGCAGTACCGCGACGGCCAGCCCGGCAGCCCCACCGTCCAAACCTGGCGGTCCACCCAGCTCTTCGACGCCCTCCGCCCCGAAGGCGACAACCCGCGGGCCGTCACCCACGCCGCCCAGACCTGCGGCCTGCTGTACCTCGACGACCTCGCCGCCGCCCGCGTCAGCCCCAGCGGATGGACCCAGGAGAGGCTGTACGAAATCTTCGACGAGCGGTACACCAGCCAGCTCCCCGTGCTCATCACCTGCGACGTGCTGCCCGCCAAGCTCGCCGACATCGTCGGCGACCGGGTCGCCTCCCGCCTCGCCGAGATGTGCCGCGGCGGCATCCACCTGATGCGCGGCGCCGACCGCCGCCTGGCAGGTGCCGCATGACCGACCTGTGGACCGACGAGCTGACCGGACCGGCCCCCGACGACCAGACCGTGTGGACCAGGCCCCGCGACCTGGAGGCGGAACGCACCGTCGCCGCGTCGCTCATGGAACGCCCCGAACTGATCGACGAACTCGACGGCGTCATCGACCCCGTCGACTTCTCCGACCCGCGCTACGCCCAGGTCTGGTACGCGATCAACGAACTCCGCGAAGACATCCAGGGCACCATCGCCCCGCACGCCGTGCACAAACGGCTGCTGAAGATGCGCGCCGAGGGCCGCATCCCCGGCGTGCCGTTCGACCTGGGCGAGCTGCAGATGCTGTACGGGGAGGCGATGCCAGCCTCCGCCGGCTACTACGCCGAGCAGGTCGCCCAGAAGGCCGTCGCGAGCCGCCTCGTCGACTTCGGGATCCGCGTCCAGCAGGCCGGCATGAACGCGGCGTTCGACGAGAACGCCGACCTCGCCGCCCTCCAAGCCGCCTTCGACAACATCCTCCGCGCGGGCAGCGAGACCGCCGGCGCGAGGAAGGTCGGCGAACTCGTCGACGACGCCCTCGAACGCGCCGTCACACCCCCGGACCCCGGCGACCGCATCCCCACCGGCTTCGCCGACTTCGACGCGCTCACCAGCGGCGGCCTGCGCCCCGGCCGCATGGTCGTCGTCGGCGCCCGCCCCGGCGTCGGCAAGACCCTCTTCGGCACCGGCCTCGCACGGGCCGCCGCCATCAAGGGCGGCCTGCCGACGCTGTTCAAGACCCTCGAGATGGGCGACGACGAGATCACCGACCTGATCGTCGCCGCCGAAAGCAGCGTCGCCCAGCACCACCTGGCCAGCGGCAAGTGCGACGCCGCCGACGTGCGGAAACTCACCAACGCCCGCGAGAAGATCGCCACCGCGCCGCTGTGGATCGACGCCACCCCCGGCGTCTCCATCCCCTCGCTGCGCAACCAGGTCCGCACCATGGTCCGCACCCAGGGCCTCCGCATGGTCGTCGTCGACTACCTCCAGCTGATGGAAGCCCCCAGGGCCGAGTCCCGGCAGGTCGCCGTCGCCGCGATGTCCCGCGCCCTGAAGCTGATGGCCAAGGAGTTCGGCATCGTCGTCGTGGTCCTGTGCCAGCTCAACCGGGCCAGCCTCCAGCGCACCGACAAGACCCCGACCCTCGCCGACCTGCGCGAGTCCGGCGCGATCGAGCAGGACGCCGACATGGTGATCCTGCTGCACCGGCCCGACATGTACGAGGCCGAGTCGCCCCGCGCCGGCGAAGCCGACCTGATCGTCGACAAGCACCGCGGCGGCCCCCGGGCCACGATCACCGTCGCCGCCCAGCCCCACTACTCCCGCTTCGTCGACATGGCCGGCGTCTCGTGGGCCTCCCCGGCGGCCACCACCAGCCAGGAGGCGGCGGCATGACGGACCCGAACCCGCACTACGCGGACGCCTGCCCCCGCTGCATGGCGGGCCCGGTGCGGCCCGGGTCGGGCATCGCCGCCCGCGGCTCCCTCACCGCCGCCTACCGCTGCCCCACCTGCCGCCACGCATGGACCTGCACCTGGACCCTCCAGCCCGGCCGCGTACTCCCACCCCAACCCCAGATCGGAGAAGCCGCATGAGCGCCGACTCCTACCTGCTCATCCTGTGCGACCACCCCGACTGCGAATACCCCGAAGGGCACTGGCCCGTCCGGTTCGAGCCGTACACCCACAGCGAGCTGCGCCGCCTGCTCAAGACCCGTCGCGGATGGCGGCGCACCCGCGACGGACGAGACCTCTGCCCCGACCACCGGAACACGGAGGCCGCGTGATGTTCGACGCTGTTGACCTGTTCGCTGGGCCCGGCGGATGGGATGTCGCCGCCCGCGGTCTGGGCCTGCACACCGTCGGCCTGGAACTGGACGCCGCCGCCTGCGCCACCCGCGCCGCGGCCGGACACCCCACCATCCGCTGCGACATCGCCCAGTACCCGACCGCACCGTTCGCCGGAGTGCGCGGGCTGATCGCCTCCCCGCCGTGCCAGGGCTTCTCCCGCGCGGGGAAGCGCGGAGGCATAAACGACCTGGAGTACGCACACCAGGCCGTGCACGACCTCGCCCACGGCCGCGACACCCGCACCCAGCTCGCCGGGGCGTGCAAGGACAAGCGCACCATCCTCGTGGCTGAACCCATGAGGTACGCCGCCGCACTGCGCCCCGAGTGGGTGTGCCTGGAGCAGGTGCCCGACGTTCTCCCGATCTGGCGGCAGTACGCCGAACTCCTCCGGAGCTGGGGCTACTCGGTGTGGGCTGGCGAGCTGAACGCCGCCGACTACGGGGTCCCGCAGACCCGGCGCCGCGCCATCCTCATCGCCTCCCGGGTGCGCACCGTCGGCCCCCCGCCGCCCACCCACGCCAAGGAGCCGGCCGACGGTCTGTTCGGCGACACCCTGGCCCGCTGGGTGTCCATGGCCGACGCGCTCGGCTTGACGGAAGGACTGACCGTCAACACGCGCGGAGACCGGAAAACCGCTGGCGGCAACGAGTTCTCCGCTGATGGACCTTCCTGGTCCCTGACGGAGAAGACCCGCTCGTGGGCGCTCCGGAACGGCACGCAGGCGAATGCCTGCACCCGCAACTTGGACGAGCCTGCCGGAACGCTATTCTTCGGCGCCCGCTGCAACGACGTCTCGTGGGTCCTGCGCAACGGCAACCAGCCCAACGCCGCGATACGTGGCACACACGAGCCCGCCCCGACCGTGGCGTTCGGCAACAACGCCGCGCGCGTCGAATGGGTGCCGCAGCGTCCGGCGACCACGGTGTGCAGCACCGACCGGATCGCCCCGCCCGGCCACCGCGATCGGTCGGCGAATGGTGACAGCCAGTTCGCCAGTCCCGACACGATCCGCATCACCCAGGCCGAGGCCGCCGTTCTCCAGTCCTTCCCCGCCGACTACCCGTGGCAGGGCACGAAGACCAAGCAGTTCGAGCAGATCGGCAACGCCGTCCCAGTCCTGCTGGCCGCGCACGTCCTCGCCGCAGCCACCGGCATCACCGCCGCAGCACCCACCACGCCGGTTGCCGCGTGACACACGGAAGCCGGTCCCGCCTGCGGCAATCAGGCGGGACCGGCCCACACCAAGGAGACCACGACATGCCTCGAATCCTCGACGGCCGCCTCAGCCCCGGCCAGCTGGCGGCGCTGCGTCTGGCAGCGAACGGGCTGACAGCAGAGCAGATAGCCCACCGGCTCGGCACCACGACGACCGGCATCCACCTGCGTCTGAATCAGGCGGCCCGGTCGGTGGGGGCGCTGTCCCGGGCGCACCTGGTGGCAGTGGCCATGGCCCAAGGGCTTCTCACCCCCGCCGACATCGAGCCGCCACACGGCCGCCACAGCGCCCCGCAGCCCGCCCCCGGTCCCCGAGTCCGACCGGCACCTGAAAGGCCGCCACGCGCCCGCACAAGCCCCCGCACAGCCCCCGCCGCGACCACACCCAAGGAGACAGCCACATGACCCACCACGTTGACGACCAGGTTGCCCGCTGGGCGCGCCGCGAGCCGCTGCTGGCACTCCTCTCCCGCGCTGCCCGCGGCGTCCTGCTGCCCGAGGAAGGGTCTCTGCTGCGCGCCACCGTGGAGACCGAGCTGGCCGCCGCCGAGCTGTCCGAGACCCGGCACCGCGAGCGGTTCGCCCGGGTCCGCGAGATCAGCGACGCCATGGCCCGCACCGCCGCCGCCCGCAGCCACCGCCGCTGGTGGCGCCGCCGCAAGCACTAACCAGCACCCAGCACGACAGGAGCACCTCATGAGCGACGAGACCTGCACCGTCTGCCAGCAGCCCCTCTGGCACGCCGAACAGGGCCACCAGGCGTGCGGAGCCTGCGTCCGCCGCCTCGACCAGCTACTGCACTCCCTCGCCGGCCCCACCGGGCTCTACGCCCGCCTCGCCACCGTGATGCAGCCCGGCACCCTCCGCGACACCAACCGCGTCACCGGCAGCCGCACCGCCCCCCTCCCCATACGGCTCGAACCCCTCTCCCTGGCCGCCCGCGGCGGCGTCGTCACCATCCTCCAGACCTGGCTCGTCGACATCCACGAGCACCTCGGCTGGCGGCACCCCCGCTGGGAAGGCGACCTCCAGCAGCAGCTCAACCAGGCCGTCGACCGGCTCCGCCACCGCGGCCTCCTGACATGGGCCGCAGAGAATCACCCCGCGTTCGCCGAGCTGTACACCGAAGTGCGCGACCTCGTCGCCGCCTGCCGCAACCAGGTGTCCGGCGAACCCCCCGCCCGCCGCGTCACCGTCGTCTGCCCCCTGTGCGACGCCACGATGCGCATCACCCTCGACACCCCCGGCCGCCGCTGCACCTGCGGCCAGCAGTACGGCTGGGCCGAGTTGCGGCAGCTGCCCCTCGCGGAGAGGACGGCGGCATGACCCGGTACACCATCACCCTGACACAGCGGCCACTGACCTGGCCCGAACGTCTCTGGTACCGGCGGCTGCGCATGACGCCGCCCCTGTCCACCAGTGGGCCAACCAAGGGCCAATGGATACGGCACCTCCCCCAGTCGTGGACCTGGGTTCACCGGCGGCACGCCCAACGCCACGGCCTGTACTGGCTGCCGTGCATCCTCTGCGGACGCTACTCCGGCGGCCACCAGTGGGGCGACAGCATCCCCGACCCCACTCACACCGGACCCGGACAGCAGTCCATCATCATCTGTCCCGCGTGCAGCCGAGCCGGCCGAGGCTGGCGCGTCCCCCACCCACTCGAAGCCGTTCTCGACCAGCTCGCCGACGAGCACGAGCACGGCCACGACGACTGGCACACCGACTGCGTGCGCTGCCTCGCCCACGACACGGCCGTCCGCGACGCCATCACCCAGTACAAGCGGGACACGCCATGACCCGGCCCCGACTTCTACGCCTACATCGAACCGGGCCCCGACTACACCGGCTGGGACTAGCACACCCGGCACCCACCGGCAGTAACCTCATAAACACAGACCGCTGCCGGAGGGAGACCCCATGGGCGGAGACGAAATCAACGGCTACGACGTCTTCGAAGAAGAAACCGTCAGCAGTGCCGAACCCGACGAGGACACCGGCGATGAAGAGGGATGAGAACGGCCGGCTGTGGGCCCAGCCCTACCTCCACCGGCCCGCACCACACCCCGCAGTCAGCAACACCCCGCCAACCTGTCCCCACCACCCCCAGGTCAAGCCCCGCCGCATCCTCGGCGCCCGCTGGATCTGCCCCGACTGCACCCGACAAACCACCGACTGAGAACACAGGCGAAGGCCCCCGACCGCGGCTTGCGGTCGGGGGCCTTCGACGTGCTGGGCTACAGGGCGGCGAACGCCGCCTGCACCTCGTCCCGGCTGTAGCCTTCCCGGTGCGCCAGCAGTTGCCGGACCAGGAGGTCACGCTCCTCTGCCGGCTGCTGAGGCCGCATCGCGAACACGACGCGGCCCGCCCGCTCGATCATCCCGCCGCCGACCCCGGGGAGATCCGGGCCATCCACCACCTTCCCGTTCACTGACGCCAGCAGCTCCGGCAACGGGGCCGCCGCGATACGAGACAGGGGGAGGGGAGACGAGTCGGGAGTGCCCACAGCCGGGCAGGTCGATACACTCACGGTGGAACTACCTCTCTGGAGTGAGTGAGGTTCCTTGATCGGCAGGCGGCAACCTGCCGGTGTTCAGCGGCCGGGACGTCGTGCAGCCACATGACGTGAACCCGGCCGCTGCGGTATTTCAGGGTCGGGGGAGCCACCCCCGACCGCCGGGTCGGTGCAGAACAGTAGCCGCTCGACGGGCCTCTCCCGCGCGGCTCGAACGCGAGATGGCCCTAACCGGCACGTGACACAAGATTTGCAGGTCACAGGGCTGCAAGAGGCTCCGGCGAGCTGAGCTGCCATGTCTGTTTCTGCCCCCGCCTTTCGCCGGCTTTCCTCGCGCGCGGACGCGGCTTTCGAGGATGGCTGGAAGTCATCTCGCGGGGGCTTCCTCCAGCCCGGTGATGGCGTCGCGTAGCTCGGTCGCTGCGGTCGACGTCGCGTACTCGGGCGCCGAGAGCATCGAGGCGACCCGGCCGGCGCGCTTGTTGATCCAACTGATCTGCGCCTCGGGCGGCAGCGTGAGGATCGGACGCATCACCTCCGCGGCACCCTCGATGTCTCCCAACTGCACCCGGGCCGTTGCGACATACACGTGAGCGAGCCGCTCGTCGTCCAAGCTGCGCTGCTCAGGCGGCATCTGCTGCCACGAGGTGATCGCCGCGAGCGCGTCCCGCTCGGCGCGCTGCGCGTCGGCGCCGCCCTCCAGCCAGATCAACGACGATCCCGAGTAGTACAGCCGCTTCGTGTGGGAGAACTCGAACAGCCCGGCCAAGCTGTCCGGCTGGCGCACCGCCTCGTGAGCACGTTCGGCGGCATCCAGCGTGCGGTTCGCTCCGACGCTGTCGCCGAGGTTCGCCAGGCACTGGGCCTCGCCGGACAGAAGCCGGGCCTTCCCGGTGCCGGGGACCTCGCCGGCGTACTGGAGGCCGTCCCGCACATAGTCGAGAGCGACGCCGTAGTCGCCGTTGAAGCGGGCGATGAGCGACTGGGTGCCCCGCACCCACATCAGCAGTTCCAGATCGCCCGCGGCCTGGGCGCAGCGGGCACCGGCCCGCGCGTGTTCCAGCGCGGCGTGGGGGTCGCCGAGATCCAGCGCCGCGTAGGCGAGAACCCCGGAGAGCCTGCCGGCCGCCACGAGCAGGTCTTTGCGCTCGTTGACGCCGTGCCTGTGGTCCCGGAGCCGCCCCAGGACGTCGGTGCGCAGGGCGTTGGTGCGGTGCAGCATCGGGCCCGGCGCGGTGCTGAGGTAGTCGACCGCGGTCTCGGCGACCCCGGCGTGGATCTGGTCGAGGTCCATCTCGGCGAGGTCGATCAGGTCCCGGGAAGCGGCCAGTGACGCAGCCAGGGTCTTGCGGGTGGCGGCTTCCTCGAGGCGTTCCGCTTCGTCGGCTTCGAAGGCGGCGACGAGGCGCCCGTCGGCACCGAGGGCGATGTCGACGGCTTCGGCGAAACGCCGGTCCGGGACGCGTTTGCCGGTCGCGATGTTGTGCACGTGGGACCGGCTGACGAATGCCGCGTCTCCGAGCTGCCGGTAGGACAAGCCGGAGGCGGCGTGTGCCTCTCGTAGTAACGCGGGGAATCGGGCCATGGGCCTCATCCTGTCGGCTGATCCGGTCTGTGGGAGGGGGCCAGGTGTTGTCAACGGCGTGCTACCTGGAGTGACAACACCTGGCCCCTGTGGTGCGACCAGTCCTGGTGGTGCGCTGGTTGTGTGGTCGCTCCTTGTTACTCGTCGCTGTCGGATTCGGGCTTGGCTGCGGGGCCGCGCCCTCTCTTCTCGCGCTCTCGGAAGAACTGCTCGACGGGCTTCCACGGCACGACGATCGCGGTGCCGGCCCGTTGCCACTGGTCTTCCGGGATAGGCCACTGGGGGTCGGTCGAGGCGATGTGTCTCACGCCCTGTCTGGTGATGGGACGGGAGACGAGCCCCTGGTCGGAAACGCGTCTCGCGATCTCCGCGAAGCTCACCATCTCCGGGATCTCCCCCCTTTCTCTCTCGGCGGCCATGGCTTCATCCTTCCATTTTCACCAACGTACTTGTCAAGTGGTAAGTACGTGCTCTAGCGTCAGAGATGCACGAAGCCCCGGCTCGTGGTGGCACACGAAGCCGGGGCTGCACAACGCCCCTCCCCGGTGGTTGCGCACCGGGGAGGGGTACACCCCCGGCTCGGTGGTGGCACACCGGGCCGGGATTCCAGACCCACCTGAGGTAGCAGGAGGATCCAAAATGAATCGTACTTACCGTGCCGCCAGTACGGCATACAGCGCCCTGTCGGATGGAGATGCCGCGTCGGTGTCGGATCTGGCGGCGGCGCGTCGGGCTCGCACGTCGGTGGCGGACGCGAACGCGGCGTTCCGGGCCGAGCTGGTGACGGAGTACATGCAGGTGCTCCGGTCGGGCGTCTGGTCGGACGAGCTGCGGCTGCTGGCGGAGGCGCGTCGGTACGACGCGGCGAACCCGGACGACTCGGTGCCGCTGTACGACGAGCTGCACGCCATCGCGCTGTTCGGCACCTCCGAGGGGGTGGCGGCGTGAGCGCCGAGAAGCTGACTCGTCTGTATGGCGAGGATGTGGCGCTCGTCGCCGGGGAGCCGGCTGCCGTCGGTTTGGCGGGGTTCGCCGAGCAGTTGTCGGTGGCGGCGGATCGGCTGGAGCGGGCCGGTCTGGACGACGGGGATGCGTCGGTGGCGGCCGTGTATCTGGCCGATGCGGCCGAGGCCGACAGTGACGCCGAGCGGCGCGCGCTGATCAAGCGTGCTGCGGAGCTGTTGCGGGGCTTCGACGAGGCCCTGTCCGACTACCGGCTGAGTGCCTGAAGGGGGGCGGTTCGTGGTGGCTCGTATGTCTCGCAGTGAGATGGCGCGTGAGGCCGACATGGCGGATGAGGTCGCGGTTGGGTTCGAGGCGGCTGCGCGGGAGGCCGGCGAGTGGGCTGCTTCGTCGGGTGACGTGCTGGCCCGGGAGCAGGGGGCGGCGATGGTCCGTCTGCACCGGGAGAACGCGGCCGAGTACCGGAACGCGGCGGAACTGCTTCGTGACGGCGAAATGCCGGAAGGGTGGTGAGCGGCGTGAGTGCGGTGGTGAAGTCTCACGGCCTGGTCGTGCCGCCGGCCCTCAAGGACGAGGTCGAGGCGGCGGTGCAGGCTGTCGGTTCGAGCTGGTGGGGTGAGCGCCTGTGGCGCGGCCCGTCGGGTGAGCAGGTCTCGGGGCAGGAGGTGGCCGATCACCTGGCGAAGACGATCGCGCGGCTGGAGCGCGCGGGCTGGCGGCGGAAGTGGCTGGACGACGTGGAGCCGGGTGAGCCGTCGCCGGTGGATGAGCTGTCGGAGTCGTCGTCGGTGCGGGCTGTTCTGCGGGCCGCGGTCTGGGCTCTGAAGGAGTTCGCGGGTAGCGGCGGCGACCGCCGGCTGACGCTGTTGTCGGCTCTGGCTGATGGTGTCGACGATGACACGTGGATGGTGTCGTCGCGGCTGATGGATCTGGTGCTGGCGACTCGCCTGGGTGTCCCGCGTGCCAACGTCACGAGTTGGTCGGAGCGGCAGGGCCACACGTTCGACGAGGTGCGGGATCTGGCCGCGGTGACGGCTGAGGTCGCGCGCCGGACCGGCCCGAAGGCGGGTGACCGGTGATGTCGGAGAGCGCGCAGGCCGCATGGCCGGAGGGTGTGATCGCCCGCTATCTGACAGTGGGCGGGGCGACGGTCGATGTGACCGATACCGGTGAGAGCCCCGAGGCGGTCTGCGGCGGCTGCCCGAAGACGTTCACCCGGAACAGCCGGTACATCTCCGGCAGTCTCGACACGGTTCACCGCTGGGCGCAGGAGCATGCGGAGAAGTGCCGGGCGCTGCCGCGGCCCGAGGCGGGTGGTCGGTGATGGGTGCCGTGTCGGATGCGAAGTCCGAGGTGAAGAGCGAGATTGCCCGCACGGACACGAAGGCCAGCTTGCTGTTGGCGTTCGACGGTGTGGCGCTGGCCGGCTTGTGGTCGGTGGGTGCCCAGCCGTGGGTGCCGACCGCGGCCCGGATCGTGGGCGGCGTGGGGGTGCTGATGCTGCTGGCGTCGGTCACGCTGCTTCTGCTGGTGGTGCGGCCCCGGATCTCGACCACCGCGCAGCAGGCCGGGTTCCCCCACTGGGCCACCCTGTCGGCCGGCGAGCTGGCCGCCGAGCTGGAGCAGGACCGGACCGCCGAGCATGTGGTGGCCCTGTCCCGGATCGCGGTGGCGAAGATGCGCGGCCTCCAGCTGGCGGTGAACTTGACCCTCGCGGCCGGTAGCCCGCTCACGGTCGCCGCCCTGATCGCGGCAAGGGGTGTGTTGTGATGCGTCCCGCCGCTTGGGTCAGCGTGGTGCTGGCCGGTCTGCTGGCGCTGATGGTGCCCGGCTTCGTGCCCGCAGTGGTCGCCGCCTTGGTGTGGTCGGTGCAGCAGCCGTGGCTTGTCGCGGCTGGTCTGGCCGTGGCGGTGGCCCGGCTGCTGCTGGTGCCGGCGCCGCGGGGGTGGGGCAGGTGATCGAGATCATCAGCTTCGGTTTCGGTCACGCCCCGGCCCCGCCCGCCGAGACGGTTGTGGACCTGCGCCGGCACTTCCGTGACCCGCACATCGACCCGGCGCTGCGGGAGTTGACGGGGCTGGACGACGAGGTGCGGGCCAAGGTGATCCGCACCCCCGGCATCCCCCCGCTGATCGATGTCCTGGCCGGTACCGTCAACGCCTTCCTCGTCGGCTCCGCCGTCATCCCCACCCGCGTCGCTGTGGGCTGCACTGGCGGCCGGCACCGCTCAGTCGTCGTCGCCGTCGAGGTAGCGCGGCGAGTCCGGAAGGACCGTGGCGTCGACATCCGGGTCCGGCACCGCGACATCGACCAGCCCGTACTCCCGCGAGGAGGCTCCCAGTGAGTTGGTGGCCCGACCGTACTCCCCGCGGCGAGGAGATCCTCAGCCCGCCGGAGAAGCCCCTCGGCTCGACAAACCCTGGCGAGTCTGGTGCGGGAACGGGACCGCGTAACGAGCGCGCCCGCGACGACCTCCAAGGCATCCGTGTCCGGCGCCGTCTGCGCGTCACATCCAGTTGAGAGGACCGAACCGATGACCACCCTGCCGACTCTCGGCGAGTGGCACCCGATACAGGTCGACGACGAACCGTCCGAGGCCCCGGCTGAGAGCGTCGCTGTTCCGGCTGTCGTGCCGCAGCCTGTGCCGGCTGCGAGTGCCGGGCCGCGGCCCGAGGACGCGCAGAAGATCGCCGACCTGGAGCGGGAGATCCGTGACCTTCGCGCGAAGGCGGAGAAGTCCAGCGAGCGAAAGGAGAAGACGAAGCCGGGCTTCGACGGCTGGTCGCTGCGGATCGCTCTCGCGGCGACGATCGGCCTCACTGCGTCGGGCGAGTTCGCTCTCGCCCAGCTGGCCGGCTGGGCGGGGGAACTGGCGTGGCTGCTGCCGGTAGCGATCGACGTGTACGTGGTGCAGGCGTTCCGCCGTCACCGCGATGTCGCCCAGGCGCTCGTGCTGATGGTCCTCGCGAACGCCGTCTACCACCTGGCCTCCGCCGGCCTGTTCGGGGTGGACGCGAAGGAGCGCCCCGAGTGGTGGCTCATCGTCGGGGTGGCCGCGATCGCCCCGTTCGTGATGTGGCGCATCCACCGCATGAGTGCCCCTCGGCGAGAGCGCCGACAGCAGTCACCTGAGCGCCCTGCGAGCGTGCCCGCTGAGCGCCACCAGGAAGCGGCGCAGGCGCTCACCGATGGGCCCGGTGAGCGCGCTCACGAGAACGTGGATGAGCGCGCTCATGAGGCGCCCGGTGAGCGCTCACCCGAGCGTCCCGATGAGCGCCGCAGTGAGCGTGAGAGCGAGCGCGGTGAGCGCCCGAAGAGTGAGCGCGCTCGCAGGTCTTCGGGTGGGCGCCGTGAGCGCGCTCAGAAGAAGACGAAGAAGAGCGCCGCCGTGAGCGCCGGGAAGAACCTGTCGGCTCTTCGCCGTGAGCGTGCTCGCCGCCTGTACGACGAGCTTGGGCGTCGCCCCGAGTGGACCGAGATCCGTGACGTTCTCGTCGCCGAGAAGCTCGCCGACAAGGACGTGTCGCGGCCGACCATACAGCGCGTCCGAGACGCCATTGAGCGCGAAGAGCCGGCGCTCGCCGCGCTCGGAACCGACAACGTTCGGGCGCTCACCAACGAGACCAAGACCGCCTGATCCAACCATCTGTGAGAGGAGCCTTTCGTGGCCCTGAATGGAACTGTCCCTCCCCGTCCGGTGGCGCCGCCGGCGTTCGTGCCGAAGCCGGCGAAGGTGCCGGAGAAGCACATCACGAAGAACCGCTCGATGAACCCGTCGCTGAACGGCGCGCTCACGATCAACATCGTGAAGGGGGGCGGGGGTAAGACCGCGGCCGAGGAGAAGACACCGGGCAGCGACTTCCTGTCGAACGAGGACATCCACAAGTTCTGCGAGGACGGGCGGAAGAAGGCCCGGAAGCGCGCTGTGGAGCGGGCGCTGGACGCGGAGATGCTGGAGGGCCGGCTGCAGAACATCCCGGACGTGAACGGGACGATGGCGGGTGCGCGGGCTCGGGCTCGGCGAGTGACGCGCTGGCTGAAGCGGATCGCGCAGGCCGAAAAGATGATCGCCAAGTGGTATGCGGCCCTGTACAGCGCTTTCGAGCGGGAGTACGAGGCCCAGCTGATGAAGATCGGCAAGGGGCGGGCGCAGCAGAAGCCGCAGCGGCCGTTCCACTGGCGGTGACGTGCTCGACATCTACGCGGTCGCCGGAGTCGCGCTCGTCTTCGCGGTGTGGCTCCGGCTCCGGTTCTACGTCCTCATCGGCGATGGCCTCATGATCGCCGGGGTGCTGTTCCTCGGCTATCTCGTAGTCGCCGCAGTCATCAACCGCTGACACCCGTCTGACCTGCGGTGACACCCGGCTGACACCTCGCTGACACCCGTCCTGACACCTGGAGATTCCTGTGGCTGACACCCCGAAGAAAGACGCATGGAAGGCTCTCAAGAGCCCCCATGCTCGGCCGTGGCTGGCCCTCGCCGGCGAGGTGCCCGCATCGGTCGCTGCCCACCTCGCCTGGGCCGACCGGCCCCTCGCCGCGGTGGGCATGACCCTCGCTTCCGGCGCCCTGACCGCCGCCACCTGGTGGGCGGGCAAAGACACCAAGGAAGCGCGCCGGCTGCACGCCACCGCCACCACCGCGGCGGCCACCGGCTACCTGACCTTCGCGAGCTTCACCGACCCGCTGGGGGCCACACAGCTGTCGTGGCTGGCCATCGGCGGGTCGGTGGTCGCCGCTTCCTGGAATGTGCGCAAGGTCCTCCGCGTCAACCCGGAGGCCAAGAGCGAGCAGACGGCGGGGGAGACGGGACTGTTGGAGAAGTCCCTCGGCAAGGCCAAGGCCAAGCTGAGGGGCGAACCGACAGTCGAGCCGAACAAGGTCACTGCGCCGATCAAACTGAACGACATGACCACCGAGGAACTCGGTAACCGCTTGAAGAACGTCGCTGTCGAACTCGGCGTGCCCCCCAACAGCCTGCGCTTGAAGAACGACCCTGACCGGGCCGACTACACAGACCTGGTCATCGTGCCGCAGGACATGCTGAAGGTATCGAAGCCGTGGCCGGGGCCCACCAGCTTTGGCGGCTCCATCACCGAGCCTGTGGTGCCTGGCATCTACGAGGACGGGGCGCCTGCCAAATTCTGGTTCCCCTGGGATCAGGAGACCGGCCGCAACGCTACTCACTTCCTCACAGCCGGCATGAACGGATCCGGCAAGTCAGCAGGGCAGTCAGTCGTCATTGCTGACGCTTTGACCAGGCGCGATGTCATTGTGTGGGCTGTCGACCCATCGAAGGGCAAGCAGACCTTCCGCCCCTTCCTGCCCTATCTGGACTGGGTGGAGATGTCCCTGGCAGGTGGCGAAGCGATGATCGACGCCCTCGGTCAGGTCATCACTGCTCGCGCTGACGCTCTCGGCGAAGCCGGTTTCAAGAACTGGACTCCCGCAGCATTCGCGCAACTGGGCATGCCCTACATGATCGTGTGGATCGAGGAGGCGGCGAAATTTTTCCGCGAGGGCACCGAGATGGAAGGACTCGTGATGGAGGCCCGTTCCGCCGGGATCTCCGTCATCGTCAGCCTTCAGCGTCCGTCGTCCACTTCCATGCCCACTGACGTGCGGGAACAGCTCGGCGGTGTCATCTGCTTCGGAGTGAAGGGCTCCACCACCGCCGACATGGCCCTCCCCGACGATGTCCGTGACCAGGGGGCGCGCCCGGAGGTGTGGGAGAACCGACGGCCCGGTTATGCCTATCTGGTGGCTCCCGGGGTCGACGAGGAGCTGTACCCGGTGCCGATGCGGACGTTCAACGCCAGTGACGACGACATCAGCGCGATCCTCGCCAATGCGCCGCGCCCTTCGGTCGATCCGATCACAGCCGCCGCCGCGGGTGAGGCATACGCGAACCGCACTCGCTACGACGCTGACACCCCGCTGACCAGCACTGACACCACTGACACCCGGGAGGTTGTGATGAGCAAGGAGGCCAAGCAGCAGCACGACGAGGAACTGCTGGAACGCCAGATCAACCGCGAAATCGACGACCGTCTCGGCGACGACGGAAGCGCCGACGACCTCTCCGGCATCGACCCCGACAAGGAGATCACCAAGCCCACGGAGACGTGGTCGTTCGCCAAGGCGCAGCCCGTCAAGGAGAAGTCGCAGGACGAGGCGCTGGCCGAGCTGATGGCGATGCTCGCCGAATACCGCGAGCAGGGCCTCGACGAGGTCGGCCCTCGCCACTTCCAGCCCTACGGCAAGGAAGGACGAATCGGCCGCTCCCGCGCCTGGATCTCCGACCAGCTCACCGACCTCGCCGACGAGGGCATCCACCTCGAAGAGACCGACACCGCCGGCACCTACAAGCTGCTGTACCCCGAACTCGCCAGCGTCTGACACCTCGCTGACACCCGTCTGACCTGCGGTGACACCCGGCTGACACCTTCTGACATGTCAGCCGGGGTGTCAGACCCCCTCGAGGCCGCCGTTTCTTTAGGTCAACGCGTGTGCGCGCGCGAGCTGACACCCCTCTGACACCCCGCCCTGACACCCCCAGCACTGTCAATCAGTACAAACCGTCACGAAAACACCCCAAGGAGACACCGTGAGGTACGAGTTCAACCCGCCCCGCTACACCTGGACCGCGTCGACCGCCGAGGAAGCGAAGAACACCCTGCAAGCCGCCGCCGACCTGATCGACGCCCACCTGGCCACCCTTGTGCCGGGGAACAGTCTCCAGCGCTACAAGGCCAAGGAATCGACACCTGTCTCCCTCACCGTCTCCCTGGATCTGGACGACCTGATCGAGCAGATCAACACGAAGCGCACCCTCGACAGCCTGGACTTCCCCCTGGAGCAGCGGTGACCGCGCCCACCGACCGCGCTGAGGTCCGGAAGCTCGCCGCCGCCATCGAGGAAGCCCTCACACAGACGGAGGAGCCCCCGACCGCGTTCCGCGACGAGACGGAGCCGCCGCGGTTCGGCCCGGCGCCGCCGGTGCCGCAGCCCGGCCGGCCACCCATGAGCCAGAAGGCCGTCGACGACAGCGTGCGGATGCTGTGCGGCAGCGCGCTGACGCTCGCCGTAGGCGGCGCCGGCACCGGCCTGCTGTGGGCGTCCGGGCACGCGAACCCCTACGTAGTCGCCGCCATCTGCGCCGGGCCGCCGGCCCTCGCGCTCGCTGTCAGCCGGGTCGTGCGGCGCTTCCGGGAGGCCGTGGCCGCCGCGCCTGCCGAGCAGCACCACCACTACACCGGCACCGTCCACCAAGACCTGCGGCAGACCCACACCAGCGGAGTGTGGGCCCGCACCAACAACCAGTAGGAGGAGACATGGAGAGCGATGTCCATTGGGTCGACTGCGGGCCCGGGTGCCCGAACCCCCAGTGTCTGGCCCGGCAGGAGCAGCGCGAGGAAACGGAACTGGCGCAGCGGCTGACATCCGCTGCTCACACCACCACGGACGGAGACGCTTGATGGCCAGGACCCCTCAGCAGCGTGAGGAGTACAACCGACGCCGCCGCGAGGCGCGGCTTCGCGATGCACGCCAGCAGGCATGCAGGCACGCCGCCCACGAGCTGATCGCCTGGGAGTGGGGCGACGGCCACGTGCCGGCAGTCACCCCCGAGAAGGTCGCGACCGCGGCGACCGCGATGTACGGCGGCTACCGGCAACTGCGGGACATCACGGTCGAGGAGGCCACCGAGGCGCTCATCACCGTGCTGGAGCGCAAGGGCCTGCCGGTGCTGCTCACCTCCGAAGAGCAGGCGGCGGCCACATCCAGCGACGCCATGGTCGCCACGTACACCGCATGAAAGCCCGCCCGTCACCCGACGGGCGCACCAACAACCAGTAGGAGGAGACGTCTGTGGAGAACTGTGCGAACTGTGATGCGCCCGGCGCGGTGATCGAGAGCCCGGCGAGCCCTGCCCTCTACTGCTCCGTCGCCTGCGACGTGGCCGACAACCCCGACTGGGAACCCGAGGAGGACGAGTGATCAGGACCGAGATGTGCTTCGTCGCCGTGTGCGACGTGTGCGGGGGAACCGAGACCACCGCGGGCGGCACGCCGCACGGCGACACCGTGCAGAGCGTCATCGACATCGTCACGGAGAAGTGGGGTGACCCGCGTAGCGGATGGACCCTCACCAGCGGCGGCCAGCTCGTGTGCGACGTGGTGGACGACCGGGCGCACCGCGAGGCCCACGAGGCCGCAGGCAAAACGATCTCTGACTGCGCCATGGTCGTGAAGTGGCCGCGGCAGGAGGTGGCTGCGTGAGCGCGTGGACTGGCCGCATGGACGTCCGCCTGCTGGAGGCGGGCCGGATAGCTCCGATCGAGCACCGCAATTGGCGGGACGCCCGCCGCTACTTCAAGGCCCGGCCGAAGCACTGGGCCGGCGTCGAGGAGTGGATGGAGAAGATCCGCACCGGGCGGCTGGAGCCGATCCAGATCGGCGTCTCCGACCGGTACCCGCAGGACTGGTACGTCGGTGACGGCCACCACCGGGCCGTGGCACTCATGGAGCTGGGCGTGAAGCGGGCCCCGTTCCACTGGTACTGGATCCGTTCGTGCGGGCGCCCCGCCATGGAACGCGGCCCCATCGACTGGACTCTGCTGGAACGCTGACGGAACTGCCCCTCCCGGAGATAGCGGGAGGGGCAGCCGAGCCCACTGTAGCCGGGGCCGTGCGGCCCTTCCGGCGGGTGTCGAGCCCGCAGCACCGTGATCCCGTGAGGCCCCGCCAAGCCCCCAGCCCGGCGGGGCCACACGCCTGTTCTGCGGGCTGAACTTGACAGACGGTTATGACCGAAGTCATGATCTGCTCAGATCGACATATTGCGCTCTGAGGGCCGCCCGAACCGGGTGGCCCTTTTGCATGCCCGGAGGTGGTGGCCGTTGCCTGCTCTCGTCACCGCCCAGGACGCCGCCCACTACACCGGCCGGCCTGTCGGCACGATCTGGCGGTGGGCGTCCGAGGGGCGCATCACCCGCTACGGCACCGGCCGCAACGTCCGCTACGACGTGATGGAGATGACGCCCCGGACCTTCGACGAGTGGACCGGCGAGGTCGTCCCTGGCGAACCCCCGCCACTCCCTGAACGCGCACCCCGCGCCGCGTAGCTCGGGTGCTCCGGCCCTTCCCCCTGGTGCTGTTGAGCCCCGCCGGTGGCCGTCCCGTTCGAGGGCACGGGGCGGCCACCACCCTTTCGCTCCTGCTGCCCGGCACTGGGAGGGCCCGGGCGGCAGGCTCCCTCCCAACACAAGGAGCCCGCTGTGGCCAGCGACTACGTGAAGGTCAGCTACCCGCCGCCCACCAACTATCGGATCGCGTTCCGGGACGGCGACATCTGCACAGTGCACGGCGTGTTTGGCATCGAGCTGAGGCACGACTGGCTGACGCTGGCGGACGAGGATATGCGGGTCGTGTTCAGCGCGCCCCGAGAGGTCGTCCTCTACTACGAGGGGGTGGATGGCCGTGGCTGAGCGGCGACCGCTTCGTGGCGCCGACATCGAGATCATCGAACGGCGGCAGAACCCGGACGACCGCGACGGCTTCCTGTGCCCCAACGCTGTGCGCGTCAACGGCACCGAGATCGCCATTCCTGAAGACGCCACCGTGCAGGTCCACGAGATCACCAACGAGGATCTTGTGACCGTCACCCTCACCGTCTTCGCCGCCAGCGTCACCATCCGGAGCGAGTCGTGAGCGGTGGATGGAAGGGCTCCCGGCGGCGAAGCAGGCTGCCGTCGAACTGGCGCAGCGAGATCCGGCCGGCCGCCCACGCGCGGAACCCCGATCACATCTGCCACCTGTGCGGACGGCCCGGCGGCGACTACCTCGACCACAAGACACCCGGCGACGACCACAGCCCCGAGAACCTCGACTGGGCCCACGACAGGGTGTGGCCCCACTGCCACCGGTTCAAGTCGTCTGCCGAGGGCAACGCCGCGCCGCGCAACAAACCCGGCCGGCGCCGGCCCCCCGAACAGCACCCCGGACTGAGGTGAAGGGATGTTGCACGTCTTCGGCGAGCAGGTGAAGCAGGGACGTCGCGCCAAAGGATGGACTCAGGCCCAGTTGGCACGCTCCCTCGGCGACACCATCGGCCACGTGGTGAACCCTCTCACGATCACTCGGATCGAAGCGGGGACCCGGCCGACGCCGATCAACGAGGCCGTGGCTCTCGCTCAGCTGCTCGACATATCCCTGGACTCCCTTGCGTCGAACGGGCCGCGAACAATTCGAGCATCCGCGTATCTCATCCGCTACCCGAAGGGGCAGGGCGACGACATCCTCGTCGAGGATGCCTCGCTCACGCTGGATGTCGCCCACGGCTGGGCTGTCCTCGCCGACCAGCACGGCCCCTGCATCGCGGTACCCGCCCACAGCGGAGTCACCATCACCCGTATCGACCAGGACCAGCAGCCCGAGGAGTGATCCGAGTGGCACGCAAGGGACGAGGCAACAGCAGCAGGGGTAATGCCGAGCAGCTGCGCAGGTACTGGTCCACAGGGCCAGGCGCAGCGAAGATCCGCTGGGGCACACCGGGTGACTGGAAGCGGTGCACCCGTCAGCTGTCCAAGTACATGGGTCCGCGCGCCAAGGGCTACTGCCAGCGGCTCCACATCCGTAACACGGGAGTGGCCACGGGCAGCAGGCTCAACCCAGGACGCAGGCGATAGGGCATCGCCCATCGGGGCACCGGATGGTGCCGGCCTGTGGGTGTCCCTACCTGGTAGGGGATGGGCTGCCGGTCGGGGTGCCGCATGGGGCATGGGTGAGGGCATGCCGCGAGGTCGTGTGTGTTGCGGTGTCGATGAAGCGTTGTTGCTCTTCTTCGATCGAAGGTCGAAGGCTCGAAGCGAGAGGTCGACGTGTCGTTGGTGCGGTGCGGCGAGGGTGGTTTGGCCGGCTGGCTGTTTGATGGCCGGACCCGGCTGTTGATCAACGCCCGGTGATCTTCCTCAAGATCACCCCGCCCAAGATCACCTGGGGGGATGATCTTGACCCCATGATCACAGCCATCGGGGCCGTATACGTAGCGTGGCCGCCCTTAGGTTTCCAAGCCCGTGAGCGGCGACTCGCCCACGCGATCATGACGATCCGCTGCCAGAGGGGGTGGCCCGCATGGGCACACGCGGCCCCGTCCCGAAGCGCAGCGACAAGAAGCTCGGCAAGCCGACACGCGCCAAGGGCGCGGAACTTCCGCTGACCCAGGCACCGGCCGGAGGCGAAGCCCGCTGGCCGGCGCCGGACGAGTCCTGGCATCCGATCGCCCGGGACTGGTACCTGGCGTTGCAGCAGTCAGGGCAGGCCCGCTTCTACGAGCAGTCGGATGTAGCGACGGCCCGCTACGTCGCCGAGGGCATGTCCCGCAATCTTGAGGGCAGCCGCTTCTCGGCTCAGCTCTTCGCAGCGGTCAACTCGGCCATGTCGAACCTCCTTGTCACCGAGGGCGATAGGCGCCGGGTGCGCATGGAGCTTCAGCGAGACGCCGGCGCTGGCGCCCAGGCGGCGGATGTGCCGTCGATCGACGACTACCGGAAGAGGCTGACCGGTGGCTGACGGGATGCCGGACGGGATTCCGGAGGAGTCGGGCTACTTCTCGCTGGGCTGGGAGGTGGCCCGATGGGCAGAGCAGAACCTGGCGCAGCCGGACGGTGAGCGTGCCGGGCAGCCGTGGCGGTGGACGCGTTCGCAGCTGAACTGGGTGGTGTGGTGGTACGCGGTCGATGAGAACGGCCGCTGGCTGTACCGCCGCGGTCAGATTGTGCTTCCGAAGGGCGCGGGGAAGTCTCCGCTCGTCGCGGCACTCGGCTGCTGTGAGTTGGCTGGCCCTGTCGTGTTCGACGGCTTCGGGGCGGGCGGGGTGCCGATCGGTCGGCCGCACCCGTCGCCTTGGGTGCAGCTCGCCGCTGTGTCTCAGGACCAGACGACGAACACGATGTCCTTGGTCATTCAGATGCTTCGGGAAGGGCCGGCGAACGACAACATTCCGGGTCTCGACACTGGCCTGTCCCGCATCTTCACTCCGGGGGGCCGGTTGGAGCCGGTGACTGCTTCGGCTCCCTCGCGTGAGGGGCAGCGGTTGACGGCGGCTGTGCTGGACGAGACGCATCACTGGCTCGAGGCGAACGGTGGTCACCGGCTGGCTGCGACGATCCGTCGCAACCTGGCGAAGATGGGCGGCCGGTCGATCGAGACGACGAACGCCTGGCGTCCGGGTGATGACAGCGTGGCCGAGCGGACAGCCGAGTATGCGGACAAGATCGCTGAGGGGCGGGTAAAAGATCCCGGGTTGCTGCGCTGGCATCGGCAGGCTCCGGCGGACACGCTGCTGGGCGACGAGACGTCTCTGCGGGAGGGGCTGAAGTACGCCTACGGCGACTCGCACTGGGTCGACTTGGACCGCATCGTCGCCGAGGTGTACGACCCGGCTACCTCACCGGAGGACAGCCGCCGGTTCTACCTCAATGCTGTGGTGACGGCTGAGGACAGCTTGGTGGCACCGCCTGAGTGGGATGCCCTGGTGAGCGAGGAGCGCATCGTCCCTGGCGACGAGATCGTCCTCGGTTTCGACGGCGGTAAGACGGACGACGCGACAGCGCTGGTGGCTATCCGCATCCGGGACCGGCTGGCCCAGCCGCTCGGCATTTGGGAGCAGCCCGACGGCCCGGAGGGGCGCGAGTGGCAGGTCGATCGGTCTGTTGTCGACGGGACCGTGCGCCAGGCGATGGAGACGTACAAGGTGCGGGCCTTCTTCGCGGATGTTGCCCTGTGGGAGTCGTACATCGATGCCTGGTCGCAGGACTTCCGGAGAGCGCTCACAGTCAAGGCGTCGGCTCATTCGGCCATCGGCCGGGACATGCGTAACGGCTTGCAGGAGCTGACGCAGCACAACGAGCGCCTTCTGGCAGCCATCACTCACGGGCAGTTCTCTCACACAGGAGATCGGACGCTTCGCCGGCATGTGCTGAACGCTCGCCGCCGGCCGAACCGTTACGGCCTCAGCTTCGGCAAGGACGTCGCGAAGTCGCAGCGCAAGGTCGACGGGTATGCGGCGATGATGCTGGCTGACCTCGCGCGGCACCGGCTTCTGGAATCCGGCAAGTACAGGCAGAAGCGGAAGACGTCCGGGAGGGTGGTGGTGTTGCGATGACCGCCACGATCCCTGAGCTGCCGCTGGTGTCGCTGTCGCCGGACGAGCTGGATCTGCTGGGCGCGTTGCGCACGGATCTGATGGGCGCCCGGATGCGGCTGGAGTTGCTGGATGCCTATTTCAACGGCGAGCAGCTCGTCAGGGATCTGGGTATCAGCATCCCGCCGCAGCTCAAGGGCCTGCATACGGTGATCGGCTGGCCGCGGATTGGTGTGGAGGCGCTGGAGCAGCGGCTGGAGCTGGAGGCTTTCCGGTGGGCTGACGGGGCGGACCCGGAGGATCTGCGGGAGATCGCCGAGGCGAACGACTTGTTCGACGAGTCGAGCCTCGCCCATTTGGATGCGCTGGTGTATGGCCGCGAGTATCTGGCGGTCGGCTCGGGTGATTGCGGTACGGGTGACTGCCCGCCGCTGATCACGGCCGAGTCGCCGTTGGACATGACGTTGTTCTGGGATGCGCGTGCGCGGGTGGCGACGGCGGCGCTGCGGCTGTCGGTGGAGGACGGGGAGCAGTTCGCGACTCTGTATCTGCCGGATCAGACGGTGACCGCGGTGGAGTCGGGTTCGGGCTGGGATGTTGTGGACCGTGACGAGCATGGGCTCGGTGTGGTGCCGGTGGTGCGGATGGCGAACCGGCAGCGGACTGCGGACCGGGTGGGCCGGTCGGAGATCACGCCGGAGGTCATGTCCATCACGGATGCGGCGTGCCGCCGGCTGATGGGCATGGAGGTCGCCTCGGAGTTCTACGGGGCGCCGCAGCGGTACATCCTCGGTGCGTCCGAGTCTGCGTTTCAGGACGCGGAGGGCAACACCAAGAGCGCGTGGGAGACGTACATCGGCCGCGTGCTGGCGTTGGAGCGGGACGAGGACGGCCAGGTGCCGACGGTCGGCCAGTTCGCGGCGCATGACCCGCAGACCTACACGAAGATCATCGACCTGTACGCGCGGATCATGGCGACGCAGCTTGGTCTGCCGCCGCACTACCTGGGCTACACCACCGACAACCCCGCCTCCGCGGACGCGATCCGCTCGTCGGAGGCGCAGCTGGTGAAGCGCGCCGAGCGCCGCTGCCGGCGTTTCGGTGGGGCGTGGGCGGACGTGATGCGGCTGGCGCTGTGGGTGCGGGACGGTGTCCCGCCGGAGCGCAGCCGCCGGATCGAGTGCGTGTGGCGGGACCCGGCGACACCGACTGTCGCCCAGCAAACCGACGCCGCAGTCAAGTTGGTGCAGGCCGGGATTCTGCCGGCGGACGGCGAGGTCGTGCTGGAGATGGCCGGCCTGTCGGAGGAGCAGCGGCAGCGTGTGGTGGCGGAGCGCCGGCGGGCGCAGGGCACTGGCCTGCTGGAGCGCCTGAGCCAGGTCGGCGCCAGCGTCGAGGAGGACCCGGACGTCGCCGTGGAGGAGCCTGACGGTGGCGACGAGGGTTTCTGACGGCGGGGAGCGCCCGGACCGCTACCGGCGCGCCCAGCGCGGCTTGACGCGGCTGCTGCTGCGGGACGTGCGTGGCCTGCGGCGGCTCATCCTGCCGCAGCGTCTGCGGCAGACGATGCCGGACTGGCTGGCCGCGGTGCAGGCGGTGGTGGACCAGTACGCGGCGGCGTCGGCGTCGCTGGCGGCTGACTGGTACGAGGCGGAGCGGGCTGCGGCGCGGGTGCCGGGCCGGTTCTCGGTGCCGCTGGTGGACACGGTGCCGCCGGAGAAGGCGGAGCGCAGTCTGCGCTGGGCTACCAAGGACGTGTGGCCGCGGCCCGAGGACGAGGCCACCGAGGCGCAGGCGCAGCCGGTCGATGTCCGCTTGGATCAGGCGGAGAAGAAGACCGAGGCTGTCGCCCAGAAGCTCGTTGCGGACACGGGCCGGGAGACGGTTGTGGAAGCGGTCCGCCGGGACCGGGAGGCGACGGGCTGGGCCCGCACCGCCGGCCTGAATGCCTGTGCGTTCTGCAAGATGCTCGCTATCCGCGGCGCTGTATACAGCGATGACACCGCCCGGTTCCAGGCGCACGACAACTGCCACTGCATGACGGTTCCGGTTTTTCGCGGGCAGCGGTTCGAGCTGTCCCCCAAGGCCAAGGAGTGGGAGCGGCTGTACCGGGAGTACGCCGCCCCTTACTCCGGAGACCAGCTAGCCCGCTTCCGGCGGGCGCTGGCTGAGCACGGGCACCTGCCCGCCGCTCACTGACCAACCCCCATCTCGGGCCGCCCAGGAGGCGGCCTTTCTTCTGCCCCAGGAGGGCGCATCAGTCATGCCCGAAACCGAAGAGACCCCTGTGCAGGACGGCGTCGTCGAGGAGTCCACCGAGCTGCAGGAGACCACCGTCGAGGAGCCCCAGGAGGGCAAGACGGAGTGGGACCCGGAAGCGGCATCCAAGGAGATCGCGAAGCTCCGCAAGGAGGCCGCGCGGTACCGGACCAGGACGAAGGAGCTGGAGCCGCTCGCGAAGAGGGCGCAGGAGCTGGAGGACGCGCAGAAGTCCGAGACCCAGCGCCTGGGCGAGCAGCTCACCGCGGCGCAGCAGCGCCTCGAAGCGGTACAGCAGCGGGCGGTGCGTGCGGAGGTACGCGCGCTGGCTGCCAGCGACTTCGCGGACCCGGAGGACGCGGCTGCGTTCCTCGACCTTGGCGCCTACGTGGGTGAGGACGGCGACGTCGACGCGGACGCGATCGGTAAGGACCTCAAGGACCTGCTGAAGCGGAAGCCGCACCTGGCGAAGGACACCGGACCGCGGTCGCCGCGGCCGGACCGCACGCAAGGCTCCTCGGGCAACGGGCACCGAACCCCGAACTCCCCCGAAGCGATCTTCGGGGAGTTCCTGGATGGCGTCCTTGGGCGCTGATTCGAGGTAGCAATGCCCGCAACACAGCCGGTGACTCTCGCCGGTATCCCCAACAATCTGTTGCCGCCGACGATCGCAGGGCCGATCTTCGCGAAGGCCACCGAGCAGTCCACCGTGATGCGGCTGGCGCGGCGTGTGCCGCTGAGCATGACCGCGAACACGGAGATCCCGGTTCCGCTGGACGTGCCCACCGCGGACTGGGTGTCCGAGGGCGGCAAGAAGCCGCTGAGCAGCGGCGGTATCGGCGTGAAGACGATGTCCGGCAAGAAGGTCGCCACGCTGATCGCGGTCTCCGAGGAGGTCGCGCGTACCAACGCGGCGGGGCTGTACCAGCAGCTCAGCAACGACCTGCCGACCGCGATCGCCCGCGCTTTCGACACCGCGGCGATCCACGGCAAGACGATGAAGGGCGGCACCGGCCCGTTCCCCGACTACCTGACGATGACCAGCAAGAGCGTGACGCTGGGCACGGCGGCGCAGAACAAGGGCGGCATCTACTCCGACCTGGTCAACGGCATGAAGCAGGTCGTCGCGGACGACTGGGACTTCACCGGGTTCGTCGCCGACAAGCGGCTCAAGCCGGAGCTGCTGCTGGCCACCGACACCAGTGGCCGTCCGATCTTCGTGGACTCGACGGAGCCGGGCACCGGTGCGGCCGGCGCGGGAACGCTGCTGGGTGAGCCGCTGGCCTACGGGTCGGGTATCTCCGGCAAGTACCGGCGCCAGTCGACGACCACCGACAGTGGCCTGCGGGCGATCGGCGGCGACTGGTCGCAGTGCGCCTACGGGGTCGGCATGAACATCACCGTCAAGACCAGTACCGAGGCGAGCTACGTGGACGAGGACGGCACGATGCACAGCGCCTGGCAGGAGAACCTGGTGCTGCTGCTGGTTGAGGCGTACTTCGGGTTCGTCATGGGCGAGCCGGAGGCGTTCGTGAAGTACGTCGGCGCCCCCGCGGGATCCTGATGGCGCGGGCTGTCTCGGTCTCCGCGCCGGGCGGGGCAGCCGGGCCCCTGCGGATCGTGGTGAGGGTGCATGCGATGCCTCCGCGGCACAACGCGGGGGCAGAGCACATGCTCACTTCGATGCTGCGCCCGCTGGTCGAGCGGGGCCACGACGTGAGCGTGTGGCTGTCCCGCTACACGGACGACCGTGAGGTCTACGAGTACGACGGTGTCCGGGTGGTGCCGCTCGGGGCGCGGCTGGATTTCGGGGAGGCGTCCCGGTCTGCGGATGTGCTGGTCAGCCATCTGGAGAACGTGCCGGCGACGTCGGCCCTGGCGCGCGGGTTCGGGAAGCCGTTCGTCGCGGTTGTCCACAACACACACCTGCCGTCGTTCCGGCACATGGCGTCGGGCGGTACGGCGCTGGCGGTGTACAACAGCCACTGGATGCAGGCGGAGGCGGAGCTGTACTTCGCCGAGTACCCGCACACGGTGCGGCCCGACAGGAGCTTGATTGTCCGGCCGCCGGTGGTGGCCGAGGACTACCGGGCGACTCCGGGCGACTGCATCACGCTGATCAACGGGAACGAGGACAAGGGCGGCGACCTGTTCTGGCGGATCGCCGCGCGCATGCCCGACCGGAAGTTCCTGATGGTCAAGGGCGCTTACGGGGTGCAGGTGGAGCCACCAGAGCCAGTCCCGAACCTGGAGGTCATCGACCACGTGCCGGGGAACGAGATGGCGGAGCGCGTATACAGCCGCACCAAGGTGCTGCTGATGCCGTCCCGGTACGAGAGCTGGGGACGCACCGGCGTTGAGGCGATGGCATCCGGCATCCCCGTCGTGGCGCACCCCACGCCGGGCCTGTGCGAGTCGCTCGGCGAGGCCGGGATCTTCGCGGACCGCGACGACCTGGACGCGTGGCTGGTGACGCTGGACCGGCTGCTGAAGCCGGCCGAGTGGCGGACGGCGTCGAAGCGGGCTCGGGCCCGTAGTGACGCGCTCGACCCCACCGCCGAGCTGGCTGCCTGGTGCGAGGCGATCGAGGAGGTGGCCGGCCGTGGCATTCGAAGCGCCAACCGCCGAACAGCTCGCCCTGTATCTAGGGCTGCCTGAGATCGACGGGGCCCGCGCGGACCTGCTCATCCAGCAGGCTGTCGCGCTGTGCGAGACGGTCGTGAAGCCTCTGCCGGAGCAGGCCACCGCGGTTGTCCTGTCGGTGGCTGGCCGCGCCTACGTGAACCCCCAGCAGGTCAGTTACGAGACGATCGGTCCGATGTCGGTGCAGCGCCCCCAGGGTTCTGGGGGCCTGTACCTGACGAAGAGCGACAAGGCCGCGCTCAAGTCGCTGGCTGGCCGTGGGGGTGCGTTCACTGTCGACCCGACGCCCGCTACGGCGGACCCGTCGCCGACGTGGCCGCCGGACCCGGAGTACGGGCCGCCTCTGGAGTGGGAACCGGGCTGGGGGTGGACCTGAGTGCCTGCCCCGTACCCGTTCGGTGTGACCGTGACGATCATCCGCACGGGCCCGTCACCGGGCCGGGACGAGCGGGGTCAGCCCATCCCCGGGCCCGTGGAGGAGATCCCGGTTCCGGGGTGTGTGGTGACCCCGCGGTCTCAGACGCCGCCGGTGGGTGGCCCGGAGCAGCAGGGCCGGGACACCGTCATCGTCGGTATCACCGTCTACGCCCCGCCGGGCACCGATATCCGCACCACCGACCGCGTTCGCGTGGAGGGCAGACGCTACGAGGGCGTCCTGTTCGAGGTGACCGGAGAGCCCGGCGACTGGGGCCACTCGCCTTTCACGGGGCTCTCCGGGCCGGTGCAGTTCGCTGCGGACCGGGTCACCGGCTGAGGCGGTCCCGCTCGACAGCGGCGACGAGCGCCACGGCGGCTTCGTTGCTGCGGCGGGGGATGGACAGGCTGTGCGGGTCGGACTGCGGCGGTCGGCCCCCAGTGAACGGCCCCTTCTTCTCGGGGGCTGGGGCAGACCCGGGTAGCACGAACTGCACGTAGCCGTGCATGGCCCAGGTGCCGGGCTTGAGCCGGGTGCCGGTCACGTCTGCGGCACGGATGCGGAACTCGCGCGGCTGAGCGCCGATTTCCTTTTTGCGGATGGTGATCCAGCCGTCCACGTAGTGGATGGATCCCTGCACGCCTTTGACCTCCATGGCCACCCCCAAGTTGTAGGTGAGGTGAGGGTATGCCCGCGCGATTCAAGATGTCCCGCAAAGGCGTCGGTGAACTTCTGCGGTCGCGGGAGGTGGAGGCGGAGATGCTGCGCCGCGCCAACGTCATCAAGGGCGTGGCCGTGCCGATCTCGCCGGTGGGCACGGCGGCGTGGGACCCGCACCCGGGCCTGTACAAGGCGTCCTGGCACACCACGTCCACCCGCCGGGGCGGCCGTCGCCGTAACCGCGCGGTAGCCACGGTGTGGAACTCGGCCCCGCATGCCCGGTGGGTGGAGTACGGCACAGAGCGGGTGCACGCCCACCATGTGCTGCTGCGTGCCGCGCAGGCTGGGGGCCGCTGATGGCCGCCGTTGGCGGCGTGGATGTCGAGCTGGAGCTGATCGGCTGGCTTCAGCAGCGTCTCGGCGACGAGGTGTGGGTGCGGGACGAACTCGACAACAACCTGCTGGCAACCCTGCCGACGGTGCAGGTGCAGCGGGTCGGCGGCACGGACGACGGCTTCCGCCTCGACCGCACGCTCGTGGACGTGGACGTGTACGCCGCGACCCGCGGGGCCGCTATCGCCCTGGCCGCCACGGTTCGGGGCCTGCTGCTGACGGTGCTGCGCGGCTCCACCACCCGCACCGCCGTGGTCGCTGACGTGGCCACCGTGTCGGCCCCCGCGATCCGGCCCTACGAGAACACGGCCCTGCGCCGCTGCGGGGCCACCTACTCGCTCGCTATTCACCCGGTCTCCTGACCGGCTCAACCCGCGCCGCACCTGTAACCCGACCCCGCCCACGTGCGGGGTTTCCTCACGTTGGGAGACCTCATGGTTCAGATCACGCGTGCCGCGGATCTCGCGATCGTCGGCGCGAACGGCGGCGCCTGGGTGGCGGCCACCGGCACTCCGGCGCCGACATCGCCGCTGGAACAGCCGGTATCGCCCTGGGAGCCACTCGGCGCCATCTCGGACGACGGCCTCGTGTACGGGTTCGACGAGGACAACGAAGAGTTCACCCCGTGGGGTCTCACCTCGCCGTTCCGGACCGTCGTCACCTCGTCGGTCCGCACGTTCCAGGTGACGCTGTGGGAGACCGCCCGTGTGGCGGTGCAGAGCGTCATGTACCGCATCCCGGCCGCGGATCTCGCGCCGGACACCGGCGGCCTGACGACGTTCGCGGAGACCGCGAGCCCGCAGCCGGACCGCCGCGCCTGGTGGTTCCTCGTCATGGACGGGAGCACCGCGAAGGGCTTCTACGTCCCGCAGGGCGAGATCAGCGACCGCAGCGACGTGACGTTCAAGCAGGACGAGATGTCCGGCTACGAGATCACTGTGACCGCGTACCCGGACGACGCCGGGAACACCGTCTACCACCTCGACAGCGTGCCGGCGACTCCGGCGACTCCCGGCTCCTGACGGAGCCCCACGACGGTGGTGGGTCAGCTTGCGCGGGGCTGGCCCACCACCTGCCCATCCCGCCCCGCGCCCGGAACCAGGAGGCCCGCGCATGCCCACCACGAAGAAGGACCTCGATGCCGCTGCCGCGCAGGAGGCGGAAACCGAGCAGGACCACAACCCCTACGTGACGGTGCCGCTCGCCGGATACGACGGCGTCACCAAGGACGTCCGTACTCTCCCGGCGAGCCGTTGGCGGGCCTCGGCGCTCAGGGCGCTCAACACGGGCGACATGGACTCCTTCATGGAACGAGTCCTGCACGAAGACGACTTCCAGGTCTTCGAGGACCTCGACCCGGACATGGATGCGGTCGGCCGGTTCGCCGAGGCCGCGGCCCGTGCCGGAGGTGAGGACCTGGGGAAATCCAGTGGGTCTTCGCGGTCTGGCAAGAGCACGCGGAGGCGGTAGAAGCTGACCTGATCGACCGCCACTACGACATCACGGATGTGCTGGCAGGGCGGCGGACGTGGCGGTGGCTTCGGGTGCTGATCCAGCATCTGCCGCCCGAGTCCCACACCATGACCGCCATCCGCAACAGCATGTCCGACGAGGAACTGGACGAGGCAGCCGATCAGGGCGAGCCCGAGAAGGGCCGCTGGTCCCAGACCGAGCAGCTGCTGGCGCTGCTTGCAGACCGGGTGGCGCAGCTCCAGTACACGCTGATCTGCGTCAACACCGAGAAGCGCAGCCAGCGGCCGGAGGTGCCGGAGCCGATCCGCCGGCCCGGCGCGAAGCCCCGCAAGAAGAAGACCGCGCCCATGTCCGACGCCGCTGCGGAGCGGCTCTTCCTGCTGATCAACGGGGGCGCCGCTTAGCCCCGAGCCGCGAGGGAGGTGCCTCGTGGCCATCTCCGTCGGCTCGGTCGAGGTCGATGTCGTCCCCAACACGCGGGGCATCTACCAGCAGCTGCGCTCCCAGCTCACCCCGGCAGCGGCCCGCGCTGGCCGTGACGCCGGACAGACCGCAGGCCGCTCCTTCTCGACGGCCATGCGGTCCGAGGTGGGGCAGATCGGACTCCAGCTCGGGCAGCAGATCGGCTCGCAGATCGCCGCCCGCATCACCGCGGAGATCCGCGGTGCGCTGCGGGACGGTGTCACCCAGGGAGGGCGCACCGCCCGGCCGGCAGCGACCCGTCAGGGTGAGCAGGCCGGCGGCGCTTTCGCCAGATCGGCGCGCGCCCGCATCGAGGCCGCGTTCCGCAGCCTGCCGGACATCACCGTCGGCGCAGACACCAGCGAGGCTGACAGCGACCTTCAGGCGCTCCGGGCCCGCATGGAGACCCTCGCCGGCAAGCGGATCGGTGTCGACATCGACACCGCCGAAGCCCGAGCTGAGGTCACGGACCTGGAGGAGCAGCTTCGCCGTCTCGGCGCCGCGCACCCCAATCCGACCGTCCGCGCCGACACCGCAGCCGCCCGAGCACAGCTCGCGGAACTCCGCACCGAGCTGGATCGGATCTCCGCAGACCGCACGACCATCCGCCTGGAGACGGACGGAACGTTCGGCCAGCGGCTCCGCACTGCGGTACAGCAGGCTGAGGCCAGCCTCCCCAACATCAACATCGGTGCTGACACGACGCCGGCTCAGGCTGAGATTGCGTCACTGCGGGCACAGCTCACCGCGCTGAGGGACGTGCGTGTCGGTGTCGACATCGACGCCGCCACCGCGCAGGCCCGCATCGCTGACCTTCAGGGACGGCTGGAGCGCCTGTCGGCGTCGAACGCTGATGTGGCCGTGCGCGTGGATGCGTCCGCTGCTGCCGCGCAGCTCACCACGGTGCAGGCGATGGTCAACCGGCTGGATGGGCAGACCGCCCGCGTCCATGTCGACACCTCCGGCGCCGTGTCGGCGCTCCTTCAACTGTCGATCGCCGTGGCTGGTGTTGCCGCGATCCCCGCGATCCCGGTGGTAGCAGCCGGCATCGGTGCGATCGGTGCCGCGGCCACAGCCGCTGGTGTGGGGGTGGGTGCGCTCGCGCTCGTGGCGGCCCCCGCCATCAAGGGCATTACCGAAGCCCTCCAGGCGCAGAAGGCGGCGGAGGACGCGGCGGCATCGTCGGCGGCCCGCGGTAGCCAGGTGGCGGCGCAGGCGGCACGCCAGGCCCTCACCCGGGCGAGCGCCCAGCAGGCCCTCGTCACGGCGGAGCGGAACGGCGCCCGGCAGATCGCGCAGGCCGAGCAGCAGGTGCGGCAGGCGAAGCAGGCAGCGGCGGATGCGGCGGCGCAGGCTGCGCAGCGGCAGCAGGCCGCGACCCGGGCGGTGCAGGACGCTGAGCGGTCTCTGGCGACGGCTCAGCGGGATGCCCGGCAGGCGCAGGAGGATCTGACGGCCGCGCGCCGGCAGGCGGCCCGCGACCTGGAGGATCTGAACGCGAGGTTGGCTGGGGCGGAGCTGTCTCAGCGGGACGCTGTCCTGGGTGTGCGGGAAGCGCAGATGGCGCTGTCCCGCACCATGGCCGATGCCAAGGCGACGGAGTTGGACCGGGCTCGGGCTCAGCTGGCTTACGACCAGGCGGTGCAGCGTCTCAAGGATCAGACGACGGAGACGCGGCGGCTGAAGTCGGAGACGGCGGCGGCGAACAAGGCCGGCGTCGCAGGCTCGGACACGGTCCGCAGTGCGCAGCAGAGGCTGGCGCAGGCCCAGCAGCAGGTCGCGGACCGGGCCCGCGCAGTGCGGGACGCGCAGGCGGAGGCCGCGCGGGTACAGACGCAGACGGCCCGCGAGGTGGCTGCTGCGCAGGCCCGGGTGGGGGAGGCCACCCGGAATGTGGCGGTGGCTCAGCAGTCCGCGGCGGACGCGGTGGCGTCGGCGCAGCGGCAGATCCGCTCGGCGGAACTGTCGGCCGCTGGCGGCGCGGACCAGGCGGCGCTGGCGCAGGCCAAGTACAAGCAGGCTCTGGCCGACATGACGCCGGCCGCGCGCGGCACGTTCACGGCGTTCCAGCAGCTGCGGACCGCGTTCCAGAGCTGGTCGCGGGCCCTTCAGCCCACCGTCATGCCGATCTTCACCCGGGCACTGAACGGGCTGAAGAACAGCCTGCCGGGGCTGACGCCGCTCGTGCAGGGCGCGGCCCGCGGCATCAAGACACTCCAGGACCGGGCCTCTGCGGGGTTCAAGACCCCGTGGTGGAAGAGCTTCAAGGCGGACCTGTCCGGCAGCGTCGAGCCCGCGATCACGGGGCTCGGTGTGTCCTTCGGCCGCGTCTTCAAGGGCATGGCCGGCGTCGTCGACGCCTTCCTGCCGCACATGGACTCGATCTCCCGGCGCATGCAGAACATCACCGGGAAGTTCGCCAACTGGGGCACCGGCCTGAAAGGCAGCCCCGAGTTCGAGCGGTTCCTGTCTTACGCGTCCCGGATGGGGCCGCAGCTCGGCGAGACGCTCGGCGACATCGGCCGGGCCTTCTGGCAGATCGGCCGCGCACTGGAGCCGCTGTCCGGGCCGCTGCTGAAAGTGCTCGGCGGTCTGGCGGACGCGATCGCGGTCATCGCCGAGAAAGCCCCGTGGATGATCCAGCTCGTCTACGGGATCATCGTCGCGCTCAAGCTGTGGACGCTGGCCCAGGCGGCGCTGAACTTCGTCATGTCGCAGAACCCGCTGGTCAGGATCGCGTTGCTGGTGGGCCTACTCGTGGCCGCCGTCATCTACGCCTACAACCGCTTCGGGTGGTTCCGCACCGCTGTGCAGGCCGCGTGGGCTGGCATCAAGACCGCCGCCTTGTGGGCCTGGAACACGGTGCTGAAGCCGGTGTTCAACGCGGTGAAGGTCGCGATTCAGGCGGTGGCGACCGTCGCCCGCTGGCTGTGGCACAACGTTTTCGGGCCAGTGTTCCGCGGCATCGCCGCCGTGGTCATGTGGTGGTGGACCAACGTCGTCAAACGCTACTTCGGGCTGGTCCGGGGGGCGTTCCGGCTCGTCGCGTCGGTGGCCCGCTGGCTGTGGCACAACGTGCTCGCGCCAGTCTTCCGCGGCATCGGCAAGGTCATCTCCTGGTGGTGGAACAACATCGTGAAGCGGTACTTCGGGTTCGTCCGAAGTGCTGTCGGCAAGGTGGCGGACGTTTTCCGCTGGCTCCGCGACAAGATCGTGAAGCCTGTGTGGGCGGGCATCCGGGAGGCCATCAAAGTCTCCTGGGAGAAGGGCATCAGGCCCGCTTTCAACGCAGTGCGATCCGCGGTCCGGAAGGTCGCTGAGGCGTTCGAGAAGGCGAAGGACGCCCTGGGTAAATCCTGGGCGAAGATCAAGTCGCTGACGCGGAAGCCCATCCAGTGGGTCATCGACATCGTCTACAACAAGGGCGTCCGCGGCCTCTGGAACACCGCCGCCAAGGTGTTGCCGATCAAGAAGCTGCCCGTCTTCAAATTCGCCAAGGGCGGCGCTGTCCACGGGCCCGGAACAGCGACGTCGGACTCCATCCCGGCACGGCTGTCCCGCGGCGAGCACGTATGGACCGCCAAGGAAGTCCAGGGCGCGGGCGGCCACCGGGCCGTCGAGGGCCTGCGTGCCGCAGCACGCGGGGCAGCGGGCCGTAGCGGCCCCACCCCCGCAGCCGGCGGCGTGCCCGGCTTCGCGCTCGGCGGCGCCGTGGACTGGTTCAAGGGCGCTGGAGACAAGCTGGTCGGGGGCGCCCGCGCGGTGGCGGGCGGCGTCTCCAAAGGCCTGTCCAAACTGAAGGACGCCACGCTGGGCGCCGTGCACAAGGCGGCGTCGGCGGCGGCGACACCGATCCGGGCCCTGATCAACAAGATCCCTGGCGGCACGAAGGGCTGGGGCTCGCTCGCGAAGGCGGTCCCCACCGGGCTGCTGAACGAGGCGCTGGCCGCAATCAAGGGGAGCGAGGAGAAGGAGCTGGCCGCCGGGGGAGGCCCCGGCGTTGCGCGCGCCTTGAAGTGGGCGAAGAGCCAGGCCGGCAAGCCCTACCAGTGGGGCGGCGCCGGCAACCCGAGCTGGGACTGCTCCGGGTTCATGTCCGGCATCCAGAAGGTCATCCAGGGCCGCAACCCGAAAGGGAGGCTGTGGTCCACCTTCAGCTTCCAGGGGAAGCGGGCCCCGGCCGGGTGGGAGTACCACAAACGGTCCCCGTTCCAGATCGGCATCACGAACAAGGGCAAGGGCCACACGGCCGGCACGCTGGCGGGCACCAACGTCGAGTCCCGGGGCGGCGACGGCGTGGTCGTCGGCCGACGAGCCCGCGGCTACAACAGTCCGATGTTCGGCAAGAACTGGTATGGCTTCAAACCAGCGATCGGCGGAGGTGTCAGCGGCAAGGGTGTCGCGGCGGCGCAGGCCACTGCGAGGCAGATGCTCGGCGAGTACGGCTGGTCGCAGAAGCAGTGGCCCCCGCTCCAGAAGCTGTGGCAGCGGGAGTCCGGCTGGCGGTGGAACGCCCGCAACCCCTCCAGCGGGGCCTACGGCATTCCGCAGGCGCTGCCCGCCTCGAAGATGCGGTCCGCCGGCGCCGACTGGCGAACGAACCCGGCCACCCAGATCAAGTGGGGCATGGGCTACATCAAGAACCGCCGCGACTACGGGTCGCCCGCCCGAGCGTGGGCGAAATGGCAGGCGCGTCGACCGCACTGGTACGACAACGGCGGCCTGCTCCAGCCCGGCCTCAACCTCGTCGCGAACGGCACCGGGCGGCCGGAGCCCGTGCTGACCGGCCGGCAGTGGGATGCCCTGACCGGGGCGGCCACGCGCGGAGCCGACCAGCCCAGCCTCGGCGACCTTCAGGTGCAGGTGTACGTGGGCGACAGGGAGATCACCGACATCACGCGGGCGGAGATCCGCAAGTCCAACGGCGAGCTGCTGACAGCGCTGGGCGCACGGGCGGGGAGGTGACCGCATGGCACCGAAACCGATCTACTGGAACATGCTGTCGATCACGACGGCGATGGTGGACCCGAACACCAGCGGCTGGGCAGCCAAGCTGAACTGCACGATCAGTCTCGGGTCGGGTGGCCGGTTCGGTGACGGCTGCCTCAAGCTGACCGCCAAGGCGGCCGGCGAGATGCAGGCCAGGACGTTCTCGTCGTATCCGGTGAACGTCGGCGAGATGTACTGGGTGTACGCGGACGCCTCATCCGGTACGCAGCCGGAGCGGATCGGTATCCGCTGGCTGGACGCGGCCGGGGCCGAGATCGGGGTGACGTGGTCGCTAACCACGTCGGCCGCGTCGGCTACGTGGCATCGGGTGAGCGTCGCCGGGATCGCCCCGGTCGGCGCCGCCCGCGCCCAGGTCCTGGTGTCGGCGACGGTCACGGCCGCAGGTGCCTTGCACTACTGGGACAACATCTACCTCGGGCCTCCGTTGCGCTATCCCGGGAACCTGCTGTCGTTCAACGCGGAGTCCGGCGGCGAGCTGGACACCTCCGCTTGGGGAGCTGAGAGTAACGGCACGATCGGGCGGATCGCCCCGCCGGCGGGCTGGCCGGTGAACGCCTACTACGCGGGCGGCGAGCAGATCACCCTCACCGCCACTACGGCTGGGGACGCGTCCGCGCTGTGCGTGGAGCGGCCCCCCGTCACCCCCGGCGTCGAGTACGTCGGTGTCGCCTACCTGGGGCCGCCCACCACCAGCTCTCAGTGTTGGGTGGAGCTGCGCTTCTACGACAGCGGTGGCGCCCAGTTGGCCGCGCACCGGTCGGTGCTCTCAGCTCCGGGCACCGGCATCTACCGGCAGATCAGCTCCGGCGTCGCCCCCGCCGGTGCGGCCACCGCGGGGCTGGCTATCGGCATGACGGGGGCGAGTGCCGGGCAGGTGGTGCGGTCCGAGGGCGCCTACATCGGCGACCTCTACGGCACGCCGAGCCCGTCGCTCCGGACCGGCAACGTGCTGCCGATGGCTGACTGGGACTTCGAGGAGGGCGTCGGCGCGTGGACGGTCGCCTCCGGGGCGGCCACCATCGCCCGCAGCAGCCCGTGGGGCGCCCAGGCGGCGTTCGACTTCTACAGCCTCACCGTCACGTCCAGTACGACCGGGGCGAGCGTTCTGCGCTCCGGCAGCTACCCGATCGGCGCGACCGTCGGCGACAACTGGAGGGCCGAGACCTACTTCAAGGTGACCGGAGGCGGCTGGAAGATCGCTATCGCGGTCCGCTGGCTGGACGAGAACGGCGCCCACCTGTCCACGTCGGCGGCCACGCCGTTTGACGCACCAGTGGGCGGTAGCTGGTGGGTGCTCTATGACGACGCTGCCGCGCCGGAGGGTGCGGCCCTGGCACAGATCGAACTCACCGTCACCGCCACGAGCGCGGCCAGCGTGATGCAGATCGACCGGCCCGCGCTGTGGCAGACGCTGCCCCGCGAAGCCGTCACCGTCGACGACACGGAAGCCTCAACCCGGATCGTTCTGCGGGAGCTGACTGTCGGGCAGCTCCTCACCGTGTGGCGGATCACGCCCGACGGGTCCCGGACTCTGGTCCGCGGCCCCGATGGGCTGTATGACGGCACCGTCCTCATCGACTCTGACAGCCTCATCATCGACGACTATGAGGCGCCTCTCGGCGTGCCGGTCTACTACCGGATCGAGACCGTGTGGCCGGACGGCACCGGCCGCGAGATACGCGTGACCGACACCGTCACCCTCGACCCCGGCGACCCCAACTTCTGCTGGTTGACGGATCCGGCGCGGCCGGGGATCGGGCTGCGGCTCCTAGTCAAGGAGGCGCCGGACTGGAAGCAGTCGATCGAGCAGCAGGTGTACCAGGTGCGGGGGAGAGCGACGCCGGTCATCGTCTCCGATGTGCGCGGCTCCCGCAGCGGCGACCTCGTGGGCTGGACCCAGACGGACGAGCAGCGTGAGGCCCTGCGGTTCCTCCTCTCCACCGGCAACGTCCTGCTGTGGCGGTGCGCGCCCGGCATGGGCGAGACCGACGTGTACGTGTCTGTGGGCGAGACCCAGTTCCCGCGCGTCATCCCCTACGGCCCAGAGCCATGGCGGGAGTGGACACTGCCGTTCACCGAGGTCGACATGCCGACTGGCGGCCAGGCCGGCACCACCGGCTGGACCGTGTACGACGTCGTGGTGGAGTACGCCACCGGATACGACGTCCTCGACCGGTACGCGTCCGTGTTCGACCTGGCCATCGACAGGAGGCAGTGATGTACCCGCCTCCGTCGCCACAGTTCCTGGCCACGCTGGTGGAGTCCCACACCCCGGTCACCGTCGTCCAGCTCCACCGCACGGACGGCACCGTCGTGGAACTGGAGCACACCGCCGGCTCGGTGACGGTGGACCGCAGCCAGGCGATCCGCCGCACAGCTACCGTCACCGTCCCGGACACCTCGTTCATCCCCCGCACGCCCACCGAGCAGCTGGCCATCTACGGGGCGAGGCTCCGCATCCAGCGCGGAATCCGCTACGGCGACGGCCACACCGAACTCGTCCCGGTCTTCTTCGGGCGCGTGGACGCCGTGGACGGCGATCCCGACGTCGGGCCCGTCGACATCAAGGCCAGCGGCCTCGAGGCGGTCGTCGCCGACGACAAATTCACCACCGCCTACAGCATCGGGAAAGGCGTCACCGCGGTGACCGCCATCACCGGACTCATACAGGCAGCCATCCCCGGCGCCGTCGTCACCAACCGGGCCACCGATCAGGTCATCGGCGCCCGCACCTGGGACGCCGAGGGAGACCGGTGGGCGGCGGCCGTCGAGTGCGCCACCGCCATCGGGGCCGAGGTTTACGCCGACGCCGACGGGCAGTTCGTCATCGCGGAGCTGCCCGACATGCTCACCGCGCCCGTCTCCTGGCAGGTCGATGCCGGCGACCACGGGGCGCTCGTCTCCGCCAGCCGCGGCTACTCCCGCGACGGCATGTACAACTGGGTCGTCGCCCGCGGGGAGAACACGGAGGAGGACACCCCGCCGGTCACTGCGGTCGCCGCCGACGAGGACCCGACGTCGCCGACCTACGTGTACGGCGCTTTCGGCAGGGTGCCGACCTTCTACTCGTCGGCGACGCTGACCACCGCCGCCCTGGCGCAGGGTGCCGCGAACAAGCTGCTGAGGGACAGCCTCAAGCCGAACGCCACCGCCGACCTGTCCAGCGTGCCGAACCCGCTGTTGGAGCCGGGTGACATCCTCCGTGTCACCTACGGCTCCGGCGATCGCGACCTCCTCCAAGTCGAGAGCTTCAGCCTCGACCTGGTCGGCGGCGACTTCTCGGTGGCCTGCATCGGCGGACGGGAGGACGCATGACCAGCCCACAGCAGCTCGCCGCAGCCATCCGCGGCGCCGCCGTCACCGCGGGCGAGACCGTACCCAGCGTCCGCGGCGCCGACTGGCGTATCGGCGTCGTCACCGCGGTCGCCGCCGACGGCACCGTCTCCGTGGGCGACGTCCGCGCACGCAGGATCGACGCCGCCTACCCGGCACCCCAGGTGGGGGACCGGATCATGCTCACCCAGAACAGCGCGGGCAACTGGCTGGCCGTCGGCCGGACCGCTTCGGCTGCTCGGGCGCTCGGCCTGCCGATGCCGCCCCGCTACAAACCCGACCACACCGACCGGGCGTCGACCACCACGTTCGCCGACGATCCCGACCTCACCACCGTCCTCGACGCGAACAGCACCTACGTCATCGAGTTCCACCTGTTCGTCGGCGGCGGCCCGGGGCTCATCAAGACCCAGTGGACCGTGCCGCCTGACGCCGTCGGCCTGAAGGGCGTGCAGGGGCCCGCTTCCACCGTGGCGGGCGACTCGTCACCTCAGTCCTCCGCCGACAACATCACTATGCGGTCCGGCTCCCACGGGCACGGCACCACCATCGTGTACGGCCGCCGCAACGTGTACACGAACTTGGCCTACGCGCACGAGACCGGCACGGTCTCCACCGCAACGGGCGGCACGTGCGCCATCGCCTGGGCCCAGTCCACCAGCAGCACCACACCGGCCCGGATGGGCCTCGGCTCGTGGATGCGAGCTACCCGCATCTCCTAGGAGGCTCTTTGCCCACCGACTCGTTCAACCAGGGCGTGCCCTGGCTAGACAACAGCGACAAGCCCGACCTGCGCGCCGGCACCAAGGGCATCGTCGACGCGCTCACCCCCCGCTCGGTGATGCGGTTCTCGACGGCCGCCGAACGCAACGCCACGATCACCGCCCCGCAGCCTGGCATGATCGCGTGGCTGACCACGGAGAAGCTGTTCACCGGCTACGACGGCACCGGCTGGGTCGTGCTCGCCGCCGGCTCCCAGAAGTGGACAACCATCAGCCTCGCGGCCGGCTACGCGCACGACGGCAACAGCAACGGCACCGCCCAGTACAGGATCGTCAACCTGTTCGGCGAGGTATCGCTGATGTTCCGCGGCGGCATCGACATCACCTACTCGTCCGGTCGGCCGCCCAACAACTCGCAGATCAACGCCACCGCGCTGCCGACACCGGCACGGCCCACGACGAAACGGACCATCTCCTGCGCGTGCTCCGTGCAGGACACCACGCTCAGCAGCGTGAAGCTCGACATCAACCCCAACGGCACGCTCGTCCTGGTCGGCATCGGCTCGACCAGCGAGAACCCGCCCTGGGTGTCCCTGAACGGCTGCTTCGCCTCCCTCTAACCCCCGCCAATCCCGCCATCAGCCCCGCCGTGCCGGGGCTTCTCGCATGTCTGGAGGCCCCTGTGACCATCAAGGGCATCGACGTCAGCTCCTACCAGCCCGAGCGGTACAGCACCCGCGGGCTCGACTTCGTCATCATCAAGATCACCGAGGGGACGTCGTACACGAACCCCAAGTGGGTCGCCCAGCGCAAGACCGCACGCGACGCCGGACTGGTCACCGGCTTCTACCACTTCGTGCGTCCCGGCAGCATGACCGCCCAGGCCAACTACTTCCTCTCGAAGATCAACCTCGTGGCGGGAGACTTCCTCGTCCTCGACTGGGAAGACCCCGGCGTCAGCAACGCCGACAAGGACGCCTGGATCAAGCACGTGCAGAAGAAGGCGCCGGGCCACAAGGTGCTGCTGTACTGCAACGTCGACTACTGGCTCAACCGTGACCGCACCTCGTTCGCCGGCGACGGACTGTGGATCGCTCAGTACAACGGCAAGCCCGGCAAACCGTCGATCCAGGCGCCGTGGGTCATCCACCAGTACACGTCCACCCCCGTCGACACCAACCTCGCCAAGTTCTCCACGCGGGACGCCATGCGGAAGTGGGCCGGCGGTAAGAGCACCGGCAAGCCGAAGCCCAAGTACGAGCCGTTCCCGGGCGCCGACTTCTTCATGAGTGGCGGCAAGCCCGCGCTCGGCAAGAAGTCGGAGATCTTCACCGAGATGGGCAAGCGGCTCGTCGCCGAGGGATGCAGCCGCTACAAGGTCGGGCCCGGCCCCGTCCTCGGGCAGGCGGACATCGACTCCTACGAGGCGTGGCAGCGCAAGTGCGGGTTCCGCGGCAAGGACGCCACCTGGCCCCCCGGCAAGACCACCTGGGGCCGACTCAAGGTCCCCAACACCTGAAAACCGGAACGCGATCAGTCCATTTATTCTCTCAGAAGGATTCTCCGCATGGCCACCAACCCCACCACCCCGCTGGCGACCGCCCGCACCTACCTCCTCGACCTCGTCGAGCGGGTCCTCGCCACGTTCCTCGTCGCCGCGGCCGGTATCGCCGTCGCCGCCGGCCCCGCCGACATGTTCTCCGCCAACTTCTGGCAGACCGTCGGCGCCGCCGGCATCGCCGCGGTCGCATCCCTCGTGAAGGGCCTCGTCGCCAAGGCCGTCGGCAACCCCGAGTCCGCATCCGCGGCGCCGCGAGTCTGAACCGGGAGCACAGTCCATGTCGGAGGAGCCGACGCTCGGCGAGATCGCCCGGCGATTGGACGCCGTGCACCAGGCTCTCCGAGAGGACATCCGCGAAGTCGTCGACCGGCTCGACACCCGCGTCAGCCTGGAGCGATACACCATCGAGCAGGCCGCCCGCGACGAATCCACACGTGCGCTTACCGAGCGGGTCCGCGCCATCGAGGAAGCCCGGGACGCGGACGCCCGCCAGGCCGACGCCGACCGGCGCGCTGCCGACGACCGACGACGAGCCGACCGCCGCCTCGTGTTCACCGCGCTGATCGCGCCGGTGCTGCTGCTCATCCTCCAGACCTACCTCGCGGCGAGAGGGGCAGGCGGATGAGCACCCACACCCACCCGCGGCGACGCCGGCGCCGCGGCGACCTGTGGTTCGCGCTCGGCGCCGCCGTCACGATCGCCGCGTTCGCGTGGCTCGTCATCACCACCCAGTCCATGGCCCGCGACCTGCGTCAGGCCAACCAGGCTCGGGACGCGCTCGCCGAACAGGTCGAGCGGCTCGGCGGCAAGCCCGTCGCCGGGCCACCCGGATCGCGGGGGGACGCCGGCCGTGTCGGCCCACCCGGACCCCAAGGGCCCGCGGGGGAGAGAGGAAGCCCCGGACCGTCCGGCCGTCCTGGCGCTTCGGGCACCGACGGCAAGCCAGGGCCCGCCGGTGGCCCCGGCGCCGCGGGCAAGGACGGGCCGCAGGGCAAGCCCGGGGAAGCCGGCGAGGCCGGACCCCAAGGCGAACCAGGCCCGCAAGGACCGAAGGGCGAGCCCGGCGCGCAGGGCCCCCGCGGCGAACAAGGCCCCCAGGGCGAGCGCGGCCCCGCAGGCCCAGCACCCTCGTCGTGGACCTGGACATACAACGGCGTCACCTACCAGTGCACACCGACGTCCGACGGCGCCACCTCGTACAGCTGCCAGCCCACCGGCGGCGACAGCCCCGACCCGGGCGACACGCGACCCCAGGCGGCGGCACTCGACCCGAACCGCCGCACCTACCCGTAAAGGAGACTCATGCCCGAACAGCCACGACCCGTCACCCCGCCGCCCGGCCCCGCCGGCACCGACATCGACTCCCAGGTCGACATGGGCTGGGTCGACGCCCCACCCGAGCCGTCTCCTGAGCCCCCGCCGCCGCCCAACACCGGCGACGACGAGCCCACATGACGTTGCGCCCCGCCCTCTGCCACGGCAGGGGAGCGGGGCGCGCTGTCATGAGTAGATATGCTGCGGGCGCCACCCCGGTACTAGACCTACCGGGGTGGCGCCCATCAGAGGCGGTGTCCGGCGACACGGCCGCCGACGTAACCGCCGAGCGCGCATGTGGCGATCAGAGCCCCACCGCCGGTGAACAGGCGCGTGTAGGTCAGGTCGTCCCCGTCGCCCGGCAGCACGATCGCGGCCATCGCCACGAGGCCGAGAACGCCGGGGACAACGGTCCCGTACAGCCAGAGACGCAGCACGGTCAGTTCTCCTTGGCGGCGAGGGTGGTGTTGGCGATTTCCTGCATCCCTCGGAGTTCGGCCAGTCCTTGTGCGAGCTGCTGCGCCGCTGCGGCTGCCCGGGAGCTGTCGCCCGTCGGCACGGTCGGCAGGTGGTTCTCGTCTGCCAGCTCGGCTGCGAGACGACGGTAGGTGTCCGCGAGGTACTGCGCGTCTCGCACGAGGGCGCTCCGCTGAGCTGCCAGCTTGTTTCGCACAATACGACTCGCGAGGGCATCGGTCATGGTCAGTCCTCCTTGGTGACCTCGTCGGTGGGGAGTTCCTGCCGGTGCCCGTTGTCGAGTTCGACGACCACGGTCTCGTCGTTCTTCTCCACGATTTCGCCTGTGCGGGGCCAGTCGTCGGGGATGGAGTACTCGGGGATGGTGACGCGGGTTCCGATGGTCATGGTGTCCTCCACAGGGACGAGGCAGGCGATGGGCTTGCCGTGGCGGGTGAGGGTGATCGTGGTGCCGGTGTAGCGGACTTCGTTGGCGAGGTCCCCGAGGGTCTTGCGGGCTTCCTCGATTCCAACCTTCTTGCTCGACATGTAAGAACCTTAAGGTTCTACAGGATTCGCGTCAAGAGGGTGGAGTGCGCGCAACCTCCCTTTGAGGGCGACCCGTTGGGGCGCAGGACTCTCGATAACATGCCATATCGCGGGCGAAAAAACGGTACAATTAAGCATGACAGAAGACCTTGTTGCATGGCTTCGGACCCAGCTCGACGATGACGAATCTGCGGCGCTCGGCGCCAAGGGGGACACGTCCGGCCGCTGGACGCAAGATGACGGCCCGCCCGAGGACATCGTCCTCTTCGACAAGAGCGGCAAGCTGACGCTGGGGCAGGCTCGACACATTGGCCGCCACGATCCAGCGCGAGTGTTGCGCGAGATCGACGCCAAACGGCGGATCACCGAGGTACATCACGTCGTCGGCGGCTGGCAGGACGAGGACGGACACGACCTCGGGGACGGCTGCGAGGAGTGCGGACACTCCGAGGAATACTCCGACCGAGGCGGCTGGTGCGAGACGCTGCGCCTCCTCGCACTGCCCTACGCGGACCGGCCCGGCTACCGCGAGGAATGGCGGCCATGACCGACGTCCTCGCTCCCCGCCAGCCGAACGCGACCCCCGCCGCCTACGACGCTGCGACGCTCGCCGTCCTGCACGCGATGGAGGAGGCGGCCGAGAAGCACCTCGACGCCATCCGCCCCCACAACACCAAACGCGGCTACGCCAACGACTGGGCGTTGTGGGAGGAGTTCCACGACTGGCTCGCCGAACGCACCGGGAGCCGCCTGCCGTCGACCGCTGTCACGAAGGGCACGCTCGTCGGGTTCGTCGTCTGGCTCGACACCATCAAGCTCGCCGCACCCAACAGCATCGACCGCAGGATCACCGGCGTGACCGTCACTGCGCGGAACGAGCACGGCGTCGAAGTACCCAAGGCCGCCACCGTTGCGGCACGGCAAGCCCTCAAGCCGCTGAAGAACGACCCCGAGCGGCAGGCGCGCGGCCGAGGGAAGGCTCCCGCCGTCACCCCCGAGCAGTTGCGCCAGATGAACGCTGCCGTCGCCGACGGGCTCACCGGGCTCCGCGACCGCGCCCTCTGGCTCATGGCCTTCTCCATCGCCGGCCGCTCCGCCGAAGTCGCCGCCCTCCGCGCCGAGAGCATCGTCCACGTCAGCCAGGGCCTCGAAGTAGCCGTGCCCGCAGTGAAGGGCCGGCCGCCTCGGGACGTCGTCGTCGGCTACGGCCGTAACCCCGACACCTGCCCTGTCCGAGCCTGGCTCACCTGGCGCGCCGCCGCAGGCATCACGTCGGGACCCGCCTTCCTGCCCATCACCGTCCACGGACGCCTCGGCGACCGTCCCCTCTCCCCGGAAGCTGTCCGCGAGATCATCGCCCGCAACGCCGAACGCGCTGGTCTCTCCGTCCGCCTCACCGGCCACTCCATGCGAGCCGGGTTCATCACCACCAGCCGCCGAGCCGGGAAACGCGAAGAGAAGATCCGCGCCCAGTCCGGGCACGCCGAGAACTCGCCGGCCTTCTGGGGCTACATCCGCGAAGCCGACAAATGGACCGACGCCGCATCGGAGGACATCGGCCTGTGAGCGACATCTGCACGACAACGACCGTGGCAGGCCGCCCCTGCCAGGCGCCGGCGATCCGCTGGCCCTACGGAGCTGACGGCAATCCGCGCCTGTGTGCCAAACACGCTCCCGCGCATCTGCGCGAGATGCGGGACGCACTCTTCGCCGAGGAGGCGCGGCGGCACGCCGAGCGGCTGGACGCCCGCGACCCCGTCTGCTGGTCGTGGGAGCCGACGATCCCGCTGGACCGTGTGGCCGATGAGTTCGGCTGGGGCCCGGAGAGCTTCATGCCACGGTTCGAAAGCGGCGAAGAACAGGCGCTCCGCATCGCTCTCACGGCGTGGCACGGCCGCCGGTGCGCCGTCTGCGGGGTTCGCCACCTGCCGCTCGTCGACGACCACGACCACGACAGCGGCCTGATACGCGGCTTGCTCTGCCGCCGCTGCAACGGGAAGGAGCCCCACGACAACGGTCTCTTCCGGAAGTACCGGGAGCGACCGCCGACACAGATCCTCGGCATCCGCCTGCGCTACTGGGACCCGCGGCACGGCTACGCGCAACCGCGAGACACCACCCCGCGCCAACTCGACAATCACCCCGCCTACAGCCTTGCCGCGCGGCTCGCCGCCAGGCTCAACACCGAACGTTCCGAGCCCTGACCCACGCAGCGCGGCGCCCCCGGTAGACCAAGTACCGGGGGCGCCGTCACGTCAGGCTACCCGCTGGGGTTCCACTCGTAGGCCCCGCCGCCCCGCCAGTCGATGAGGCCGGCGTCGTCGAGCCGCACATCGGCCCGGTCGAGGCCGACGGTCTCCAGTAGGTCGAGGACGTCCATCACGTTGTAGGCGACGCCGAGGATCCGGCCGCGGGCGACGACCTGCCGGCCGCCTCGGCTGTCGGGGGCGTGGACGACGACGGGCGCCACTACAGGTCTCCGCTTGTGGGCTGCCAGACGGTGGGGCCGCCGCCGCGCCACTGGATGAGGGGCCCGTCGAGGGCCACGTCGTCGGGGTTCCAGCCTGCTTCTTCGAGGAGGTGGAACAGGTCGCGGGGGCCGTGGGCGCGGCCGAGTATCCGGTCGGCCGCGCGTACTCGCCGGCCGCCGTCTTCGTCCGGCGGGTACACGGTCACCGGGGCAGCCATAAGCCCACCGTGCGACACGGTGGGCGTCGGCGCATCTCGGGCCGGAAGTAAAAGATCTTCGTTGAACAGGTAACCATTCAGTGCTCTCGTGTGTCTCACCTGTGAACACCCGACATAGCGCGCCACCCGGGCGTGACCCCCCACAACTGCATAAGGAGAATCGTGCGAAGACCGTTGCTCGCGATATGCCTCGCCGTCGCCACCGCCATGACCCTCACCGCGTCCCAAGCCACCGCGGCCGGCGTCCGCACCTCCGGCACCGGCTGGAAGACCGCCACCATCCTCGGCGTCACCAGCGCGTCCCCCACGAAGACGTACACGATCACCTTCGCCACCGAGCAGCTGCGGCAGCGCTACACCCCTTACTACGCCCAGGCCCTCCCGCAGATCCGCGACGCCGGCATCCACATCGAACTCGGCGGCGTCGAGGAGGTCGACCCCAACCAGTGCGGGCCCGACTGGCACATCCAGATCACCGAGATGTACCGGCCCCTCGGCACCCCCGGCTGGAGCCAGGGCATGCCGTGCCCGGCCCCACCGCAGGGGATGAGCCGCGGCGGCATCGTCGCCTACGACTCCGAATACTGGGACGGCACGTGGGACATCAAGGAGCACCACCTCAAGAACACGATCGTGCATGAGGTGCTGCACACCCTCGGTCTCGATCACCCCAACACCGACCTCGACGGCGACGGCAAGACGGAGCCTCACGAGTGCGTCGCCACCAGCTACGGCAACAAACCGCTCATGTGCTCACCGAACGGCGGCTACTCCACGGCCAACGCCGGGAAGCTCGTCGGGTACGACGTCAACGGGCTCAAGGCGCTCGTCGCCAACGCCAACAACCAGGGCCTCTCGTAGCCCCGCCTGTCACCCCCACCTGCCACACTGGGCGGTATCACATCCACCATGCTGGCTGCATGTGGACGGACGGCCCCGTCAACAGCGCGACGGGGCCGTACCCATGAGGAATGGCGGCTCTAGCCTCGCTCGGCGGCCCGCGCGGCCCGCTTCAGGTCCTGCTCGGCCGTGTACCAGCCGTGCTCCGTGACGAGCCCGCTGTCCTCCAGGGCCTGGTTCTTCGCCGCGGCGGCCTGTCGGACCCGCTCCCGTAGCGCCGGTCGCTCCTCGTCGGGGCCGTCGAAGGCGTCCAGCTCGGCGAACCGGGCGAACACCTCTCGCTGCTTCTCGATGAGGTCAGCGTGTCTCTCGGGGTCGATCACAGAGGCCATGCCCCGATCCTACGGTCGCCTGCCGGCGGTCCTCGTCACGCCGCCCGCGTCAGCTCCCGGGCTACCGCCGCCCGCCACACCGCCCGCAGCCGGTCCAACTCCGCCAGAGCCTCCGACGTCCACACCGTGCGGCCAGCCACCAGCCGGCGAATCGCCGCATTCGCCTCCGCAGCCGACACACACCGGCCGCAGCACACCCCCGACGACGTGGTCATACGGCGAGTCTAGGCGTCCCCGCCCTCACTCGGCCCCTGCTCGGGGGCCTGGATGTAGGTGCCCTTGCCGGGGAGCGTTATCGCCAGCCCGCGGTCGCGGAGCTCCTGCACGACGCGGCGGGCGGTTCCGTGGGCGATGCCGTACTCCTCGGCGAGGTGGCGTTCGGCGGGAAGACGGGCGCCGGCCTGTAGCTCGCCGGCGTCGATGCGCCGGGCGATGTCGTCGGCGACCTGGACGTACACGTAGATCGGCAGGCTGGGGTCTACCCGCCCACCAAGATCATCTCCCATGGTGTCACACCGTAGAGAGGCCCTGAGCTGCACAGATCTATGGGTAGCTCCCTGGCGCTCCATAGCGCTCTATAGAGCGGGGCTGGCTGTCGCGATTCACAGCTGCGCGCGTGGGGAACCACAGTGGTCTGACTCTCACGTAATTACGGGTGTCATATGCCACGCGTGAGGGTGGTTGCTCCGGCGGACCCCCCAAGGGCTCTGCCGGTGAAGCGCCGACCTCGGGTATCCCCACCCCCCAAGGTGAGCACGGCCCGAGGTCGGCTTCCTTCGTCCTTCTTGATGGGAGACGAATGGGAGATGGAAGCGGCTAACCTGGGGTAGTGAAAGCTAACTGAGGCTAATTGTGGCTAACCGCTTCCTGGGAAGAGTGCAGATCAGCAGGTCAGGATCACACCCGCGGCTGCTGCTGGGTGATGCAGTGGATGCCGCCCCCTGCGGCGAACACGGTCCGCGCGTCCACCAGGGTGACGGTCCGGCGGGGGAAGAGGCGGCGGAAGATCCCCGCGGCGTGCTCGTCGCGCGGGTCGGCGAAGCCGCACAGGACGACACCGCCGTTGCACAGGTAGTGGTTGACGTAGGAGTAGTCGACCGGCTCGCCGTCCTCGGTGTGGGTGACGGTGGGCGCGGGCAGTTCGACGACCTCCAGTTTCCGCCCCCGCGCGTCGGTGGCCGACCGCAGCAGCCCGACCGTCTCCTTGCACACCTCGTGGTCGGGGTGCGCCGGGTCGGGCTGGGTGTGCGCGACGACGACGCCGGGCGCGGCGAACGCGGCGACCAGATCGACGTGGCCGCGGGTGCCGAAGGGCCCGTAGTCGGCGGTCAGGCCGCGCGGCAGCCAGATGGCCTTGCGGGTGCCCAGCTGGGCGTGGATCTCGGCCTCGACCTGTTCGCGGGTCCAGCCGGGGTTGCGTTCGGGGCCCAGTTGCACCGTCTCGGTCAGCAGTACCGTGCCCTGTCCGTCCACATGGATGCCGCCGCCCTCGTTGACCAGCCGCGAGGAGCGCACGGGCACGCCGGCCTGCTCCGCGACGTACGCGCCGATCAGCCGGTCCCGCTCCCAGCGGGCCCACTCCTGGGCGCCCCAGCCGTTGAACGTCCAGTCGACGGCGGCACTCCGGCCGTTCTCGACGACGAAGGTGGGGCCGATGTCCCGCATCCACGCGTCGTCCAGCGGCCGGCCCACGACCTCGATGCCGGTGCCGAGCTGTTCGCGGGCCTCGGCCGCGTCCTCGGGGTTGGCCACCATGGTGACCGGTTCGAACCGGCGCACGGCGCGGGCCACCGCCGCCCAGGCGGTGCGGGCCTCGGCGAGGGCCTCGGTGCTGTCGAAGGTCGGGTTGTGGCCGGGCCAGGCCATCCAGGTGCGTTCGTGCGGTGCCCACTCGGGCGGCATGTGGGGACCGGTGGGCGTGGTGGTGCTCAT